ACGAAGTCACAAATTCGTGTATTGCAATCGATTGGGAGAGGGTTAAGAAAAACTAACGATGGGCGAGGTACTACAATTTATGATTTGGCAGATGATTTATCATGGAAAAGAAAAAAGAATTACACACTTAATCACGCGATAGAACGTGTAAAAATATACACAAAAGAAAACTTTAATTACAGAATTCACGAAGTGCCAATATGAATAAAGATCTTAAAGACTACTTGAATCAGTTTGAGATAGTAACTTATAGGCTAATCGACGGTAGTCACATAATAGCAAACGAAGAAAAATTTGACAGAAATACACGAAGCTTCCACCTCACTGGAGCTGTAGAAATCCAAATCTTAGGAAAGGACGAATCATTTTTTAGTCCTTGGATGCTAGTAAAAGACATCGATGTTATACAAATAAAGGAAAGTCAAATTATATCTTCTGGAGTTCCTTTGGAAAGTGTACAAATACAATATCACAGGTATTTAATAAAATCTAATTTAGAAGGCCATCTTACTAACAATGAGATTGATACTGTTTTAAAACAATTGTTTAATGATCCAGTTGATAATTTTATGAATACAGATATTGATGGAGGTATCGATGGTATGGAAATTGATGATTGCTATAATCCACAATCATCTTTTAAATGGAGAAGTAAATGGGATAATCCATACGGCAAAAATTAACATAGATGTTTTTTGCCTTTCTAAGAATATTATACACCAAATTTATAATTCTGTACATAAAAAAATGCACAAGGTTGCAATTAAATATGTACATTTAAGAGTTTATATTGTATAATATAACTATGCTATGAAAAAGAAAGCTAAAGATAAACCTCACTACGTAAATAACAGGGAGTTTTCAACCGCCGTTGTAGAATACACTGAATCTGTTTTAGAAGCCCGAGAAAAAGACGTTGAAGAACCACGGATCACCGAATACATTGGAACGTGCTTTCTTAAAATTGCAGAAGGCCTTTCCCATAAACCTAACTTTTCTGGATATACGTACCGTGAAGAGATGGTGATGGATGCAGTCGAAAATTGTATTAAGGCCATTATGAATTATGATGTAAAAAAGGCGACTCGCACTGGTTTACCTAATGCGTTCGCATACTTTACACAAATTACATATTACGCGTTTTTAAGACGAATCGCTAAAGAGAAAAAGCACCAGGATATTAAAGAGCTGTATATGGAACACGCAGATGCCGCAGGATTTATGGATGTAGGCGATCATAAAGGCGCAGATGGAATTGTTGAACGTATTCGTTTTAAATCACAACTTATTAGAGATCGCGATTCTGCAATCAAAAACTTCGGCAAAAAAATAAAAAAGAAAAAGCGATCTAAAAAAAGAATTTCCGGACTGTTAGAAGATTTTATTTAATATGAAAATAGCTCTTATTAATGATACACACGCTGGAATTAAGAATGGTTCAGATATTTTTTTGAATCACTCATCTAGTTTTTATAATGATGTCTTTTTTCCGTATTTGCTAGAAAACAACATTAAAGATATAATTCATTTAGGAGATTATTTTGATCACCGTAGATACATAAACTACAAAGTTTTAAAACAAAATTATAATGATTTTATAAAAAAACTTTATGATTATGATATGTTTATGGATATAATCCCAGGAAACCATGATGTTTATTATAAAAACACTAACGAATTAAATTCTTTAGAATTAATTTTAAACAAATATAGCGATAGGATTAATGTTTCTATGAATCCTATCGTAAAAAAATTCGCTGAATTAAAAATCGGCTTTTTACCATGGATGTGCGAAACTAACAATGATGAATGCATGGATTTCATTAAAAATTCTGATGCATCTATTTTAATGGGTCACCTAGAATTAGGAGGATTTAAATACATGGGGAATGCTGACATTAAGTCACACGGAATGGATAGCAGTTTATTTGATCGTTATGAGTCTGTTTATTCTGGCCACTATCATACGAAAAGCAGCCAAGGAAATATTACATATCTCGGAACGCAATTTGAGCTTACTTGGTCTGATGCTCATGATCCAAAATATTTCCATATTCTTGATACAGAAACTCGTAAAGTCGAAGCAATTAAAAATCCTCAATATCTATTTCAAAAAATTTATTATGATGAAGATAATCTTAAAGCGATAACCAGAGATGAAATTCAAAACACCTTTGTTAAAGTCATTGTAACTAATAAAAGTGATTTGTATATCTTTGACAAATTCATGGATTTGCTTTATGATTTTAATCCCTATGAAGTTCGAATCATTGAATCATTTGATGAGTATGATGGGGATAATATTGATGATGATGCAGTAAGAGTTGATGATACTCCAACATTGCTAAACAGTTACATCGATGCTACAGAAACTAATTTAAACCAAGACGTTCTTAAAAAAATGATGCAAGAACTATTAATTGAAGCACAATCTTTAGATACTATATAATGATTACATTTAAGAAACTTACGTGGAAAAACTTTTTATCAACAGGCAACAAAGAAACAGCGATTTATCTTAATCGTGATTCTGCGACTCTTATTGTTGGTTCAAATGGTGCAGGAAAATCAACAATGCTTGATGCTTTGTCTTTTGCACTATTTGGGAAGCCTCATAGAAGTATTAACAAACCACAATTGGTAAATTCTATAAACAACACAAAATGTCTTGTCACTGTAGAATTTTCTGTTGGATCAATTGAATACAAAATTATTCGAGGAATTAAACCTAATATTTTTGAGGTTTATCGAAATGGAGAACTATTAAACCAAGAATCACATAGCCGCGATTATCAAAAAATCATCGAGCAAAATATTCTTAAACTTAATCATAAGTCGTTCCATCAAGTTGTTGTTTTAGGATCATCTAACTTTATTCCATTCATGCAGCTACCTTCTTATCAAAGAAGAAACGTTATTGAAGACCTCCTTGACATTGGAATATTTACAAAAATGAACGGTGTTCTAAAAGAAAAAATTGCTATTCTTCGTCATAGCATGAGTGAAACAGATAATGAATTAAATATACTTAAAGAACGGATTGATCTTCAAACAAAACATATCGATGAACTAAAAAAGATTGATTCTTCTCATGAAGAAAAAAGAAAAAACGAAATTTTCAATTTAAACGAAGAAGTTGAAGAATTGCTTAACAGCAATTTATCACTTCAAAATGAGTATGACGAATCTTATAATACTTCAATAGAATCTCATAAAAAAGAAAAAGAAAATATGAACACTTATGCTATGAATATTAACAGTATTAAGCATAAGATGGATGATATCGTAAAAGAATCTATGTTCTATGATAAGAATGATTGTTGCCCTACGTGTGAGCAAGACATTTCGAAAGAATTGAAAGAATCTAAAAATCATAATTGCAAGATAAAAGCTAAATCTCTAAATGAAGATTACTATAAAGCAAAAAAAGAATTTAAGATAGTTGAAGAAAATGTAAATGAAATAAACAAGAAAATTGTTCACTTGAATGAAGTTAATTCAAGTATGCTTAACAACCAAACACGAATTAATATTCTTAAAAAGCGGATTCAAAGCCTTTCTAAAAATATCGATATTCAAGACACTAATGCTGCTGAAAAAACACTGTCTAATGATAGAAGCAAAAGAGCAAATTTAAATGAAGTACGTTTAAAGCAATCACAAAAAAGCTCTTACTTTGATGCTATTAGTGAACTCTTAAGAGACACTGGAATTAAGACTAAAGTTATTCGCCAGTATCTTCCAATCATGAATAAGCTTATCAATCAATATTTACAAGTTCTTGATTTCTTTGTTCTTTTCCATCTTGACGATTCTTTTAATGAAACAATTAAATCTCGCCACCGCGATGAATTTACGTATGCATCTTTTTCAGAAGGAGAAAAACAAAGAATCGATTTAAGTTTATTGTTCTCATGGAGACAAATATCTAAAATGAAGAATAGCGCAAACACTAATCTTTTGGTTCTTGACGAAACGTTTGACTCAAGCATGGACGCAGATGGTGTTGACAATCTTCTTAAAATTCTTAATACACTCGGTAAAGAAACGAATGTTTTTATTATTTCCCATAAACAGGATTTGTTAGAAGGTAAGTTTCCTAATAAGATTGAATTTGAAAAGGTGAACAATTTTAGTCAAATGAAAAAAAGTAGTTTACAAACAGCCAAAAATATAGTATAATATCTAAACAATATGGAAGGCATTAAATATGATTCAGAAAAACCAGACTATAGTTTAGTTCCACCGAATGCGCTAAACGACGTTGTAAAAGTATTAACACATGGAGCCCAAAAATATGATAGAAACAATTGGCAATATCTTGAGAATCTTGATAGTCGTTATTTTGCTGCAGCGCAACGTCATATGTGGGCCCTTCAACGAGGAGAAACTTTGGATGAGGAAACCGGCATTCATCACGCCGCACACGCGGTTTGCTGCATGATGTTTTTATTGGAATTTTATTATTTACAAACCCCTGAAAATAGTATAGAATAACTTGATTATGAAAATCAGTAAAGAAACAATCGAAGTTCTTAAGAACTTTTCCGCAATTAACCCTAATCTTGTGATTAAAGAGGGTAACAATTTATCAACAATTGCAGACGCTAAAAATATTATGGCTTCTGTTGTTGTAGAAGAGTCCTTTGACTCTGAAGTAGGTATATACGATCTAAATGAATTTTTATCTGCTCTTAATCTCATTGACGATCCTGACTTAGACTTTGGCGAAAATTCAGTTTCTATTAATAATACTCGAGCGTCAGTCAACTACCGTTATTCGGATCCTCTTATTCTTACTTCTCCACAAAAAGAAGTGAGCATGCCTGAGGCTGATTTTAAGGTTGAAATTACTTCAAACGTTATTAATGAAATTCGTAAAGCTGGAGGTGCTCTTGGTCACGTTGTTGTCTCGATCTGCTCTCTCGAAGGCGATAATAACGTTTATTTAGAAGTAAAAGACCCAGACAACTCTTCCGCCAATACGTATCGACTTCTCATCGGCGATGACGAAAGTAGAACTTACGACTTTCAATTTCTTATTTCTAACTTAAAACTTCTACCAGACGATTATGAAGTTTCAGTTAGTTCTAAACTTATTTCACAATGGAATGGTATAAAAAACAAAACCAAATACTGGATCGCTTTAGAAAAAAATTCATCATTTAACAACTAACAAAAAAACATATTATGTCAGACAATAAAAAAGACACCGCAGTAGAAACTAACGAAGTGCAAGAAGTACAATTGAATGTTCAGCACATCTCATTCGCAACACAAATTATTGACACCGCCTCCGAGCGAGGTGCTTTCAAGGGCCCCGAACTTTCGTCCGTTGGCCAGTTGCGTGATCTCTTTGTAGAATTTGTTAAGCAGAACGCGCCAAATGAAGAACCTGCAGAAGACTCTGTTGAAGAAACATCTGAAGCTTCAAAATAAAAAAACTAACCTGGCTATGTTGTTAAACTAGCCAAACACTAAAAACGTATTATTATGACTGGTACAAAAATACAAAGAGCTTATATTAAGCTTATTAAAAACAAAAAAGCTCGTACGAGTTCTTCTGATAAATATTTTCACGTATTTTCCGAGAATGACGAAGCGTATCTTTTTACTCATTACGAAATGGAGAAAGCTCAAAGGCGTGCTAAAAAAAATCCAGAGGATGTATATCCTGTTGAATTTACTGAACCTGAAGCGAAGGTGATTGAAAAAGAAGTCGTGAAATATATCGAAGTTAAAAGTCCTGGCATTTTCTCTAGATTAGCCAATATTTTTAAGTAAGATCTGCGCTCCGATAGCTCAGTTGGTAGAGCAGTTGATTTGTAATCACCAGGTCGTCGGTTCAAGTCCGACTCGGAGCTCCATTTATTCCGAAGTAGCTCAGTGGTAGAGCGGGTGGCTGTTAACCACTAGGTCGTAGGTTCGAACCCTACCTTCGGAGCCATTTTAGTATGTACAATCTGTAAAAATTAGTGTAAAATATATTTGTTTATGAGTAAAAGTGAATTCCTATGGGTTGAAAAATATCGCCCACAAACCATCGAAGATTGTATTCTTCCAGAAAGTCTAAAGAAGACTTTTCAAAAAATTGTTGACACCGGCGAAATGCACAACATGCTTTTAACAGGATCAGCTGGTCTTGGTAAAACAACAGTCGCTAAAGCTTTGTGTCACCAGTTAAACCTCGATTGTATGGTAATCAATGCTTCTGAAGAAAGTGGTATTGATGTTCTTCGTTCTAAGATTAAACAATTTGCTTCTTCTGTTTCTCTAAATGGAGGAACTAAAGTTGTAATTCTTGATGAAGCTGATTATCTTAATGCTCAATCGACACAACCAGCTCTTAGAGGTTTCATTGAAGAGTTTAGTAAAAATTGCAGGTTTATTTTAACATGTAACTTTAAGAATCGTATTATTGAACCTTTGCATTCTCGTTGTTCTGTTATTGAGTTTAATACGACTAAAAAACAGCTCGCCGGCCTAGCGGCCGGATTTATGAAACGCTTACAAGATATTCTTACAGCAGAAAAGGTTTCATTTAACAACAAAATTCTAGCTGAATTGATTATGAGATATGCGCCAGATTGGCGTAGAGTTATCAATGAAGTTCAACGATATTCTTCATCAGGTGAAATTACAGCTGATATTCTTGTTGGAATGTCAGATCAAAATATTGCTTCTCTTGTTGGTTTTCTTAAAACAAAAAACTTTAAAAACATGAGGTCTTGGGTGACTAATAATACAGATGTTGATTCGTCTGTTATATTTAGACGTATTTATGATACACTTTATGACTATGCCCAGCCACAATCAATACCTGCTATTATTTTAATTCTTGCTGATTATCAATATAAGGCGGCCTTTGTTGCTGATAAAGAATTAAACACCGTTGCTTGTCTAACCGAAATTATGGCATCTTCAGAATGGAAATGAAAAAGGTAACACCGTTTACATTTATTAATTCTATTAATAATGGCAAAAAAGATAAGCATCTTTTAGAAGATTGTAAGGCAGACCAATCTCTTGAGATGGCAAATCCCGAATCTCCTGATAAAGCTTATGTGCCATTTGTAATTAATCGAAGCTTATCCTACTTTAAAGATACTGTTATTTTTGCGAATGAAATGAACATTAATCACACTTTGCCTAATCGAATGCAATACGATTTTTATCGCAACATGGTTACAGCAAAGAAAAGGTTTTCAAAATGGGGTAAAAAAGCAAATGCGTTAAAGGATATTGAAATAATTCAAAAAGAATATGGCTATTCTCGAGAAAAAGCCGAAGCTGTTTATCCTATTTTCAACAACAAACAAATAAATATTCTTTATAAGAAACACGACAAGGGAGGAAAATAAATGAAATTTAAAAAAACAAAAACAATTGGTATATTAGCAGCAGCTGCGTTTTCTGTTAAATTGCTTATCCGCAAATTTAGAAATAAAAAGTAATGAGTGTAGAATTTAAAATATCAAAAGAATTTGAAAAAGAAGCTGAAAAGTTAGCAAAGTGTACTAGAAAAATGATGGATCAGGCAGATGAAAAAATCATTTCCCTTTTGGATAAAGCAAAAAAAGAAGAATGGTATACTGGCCCATCAGTTATTATTGAAGAGTTGATGTTTGATTATTGTTTAAACAAGTCAGAAAGATCTTGGTCTAATTATTGCGGATCACATAGTTACCTTCAAGAAGATACCTATTAAAGTATGTGAATATGGCAAAGGTTAAAATTCTATAAATAGTTCTATGAACGAAGATGTTACAGAATGGAAACCTTCTAATATGCTCGAGGTTCGGATTGAAGAACCAGATGACTTTCTTAAAATAAAAGAAACACTTACAAGAATTGGTGTATCTTCTAAAAAAGAACATAATACACTTTACCAAAGCTGTCATATTTTGCATAAACAAGGCCGCTATTTTATTGTGCACTTTAAAGAACTTTTTTTACTGGATGGAAAACCATCAAACTTTACAGAAGACGATTTAGCTCGTAGAAATACAATTACCACTTTACTTTCTGATTGGGGTTTACTTGAAATTGTAATACCTTCATCTGCAAATCCAAAAACATCTTTAAGAGCAATTAAAATTATTTCTCATAAAGATAAAAAAGAATGGAATTTAGAATCAAAATATTCAATTGGTAACATTAAATCGTATAAATAACTTTTGAAAAGCACGAAGCTTTTCAAATCGGATGTCCGAAAGGAGTCCACAACATTAACTCGCTTAAATAAGGAGATAAAAAAAATGACAACATACAATATTCCACACGCGTGGACAGTCGGGTTCGATTCCGTCTTTGACCGAATCGAAAAATTGAGTTCAAAACAACCAACTTATCCACCACACAACGTGGTGAAACACGATGAAGATAGCTTTGAAATTGCTATTGCAGTCGCTGGATTTAGTAAGAGTGATTTATTCGTTGAACAAGAGGAAAATGTTCTTTCCGTCGCATCTAAAGATGTTGATTTAAACGGCAATAAAGAATATATTCATAAAGGAATTGCAACACGTAAATTCAATAAAACGTTTACGTTAGGTGAATACATTGAAGTTTCAAAGGTATCTCTCACTGATGGAATTCTATCTGTGTTTTTAGAGAAATCAATTCCTGAAGATAAAAAACCAAAATCATTTAAAATTGATGACTAATTAAATATTAGCCGATGTAAGTTAACTTAAGCTCCCTTATGCAAAAGTGTAAGGGAGCTTTTGTAATAAATAATATTATGACAATCTTTAATGAAGAAACACAAACATTCAATTTTAACAATAATCAGCAATATGACGATGTAGTGTTCTATGATAAAAAAGGTAATCTCTTTGAGACATTTAGCTCTTTTTCAAATACCATAGTTTCATCCGCAAATGTTTTAGAAAAATCAGTCTTGCAAGATTGGACCAATTTTATTATGTACAAGTGTGTTTAGACATGGTATAATACTTATATGTTACTAGGTGGATTCTATACAAGTGTTGAACGTTTAGCAAACAATCTTCTATATCGTGGCTACGATGACGATGGCAAAAAAATATCTCATCGTATCAAATATAAACCAACGCTTTATCTTAAGTCTAAAAAGCAGAATACATCTTGGAAGTCACTCGATGGTGTTCCAGTAGATCCTATTCAGTTTAGCTCAATGTCAGAGCTAAGGGATTTTCAAAAAACTTATCGCGATGTTCCTGACTTTAAGCTGTATGGCAACGAACGACACATCCCAGCTTTTATTCAAGGGCAGTTTCCAAATGAAATTCCTTATGATCGACGACTAATTGACATCGCTTCTCTTGACATTGAAACATCGTTTGGCGATGGTTTCCCAGAAATTGACAATCCTGTTAATGAGATTCTTACTATTGCACTAAAAAGTTCTAGAGACGACACCTATCGTGTTTGGGGTTTAAAACCTTATGACGAGCAATCGACACAATTGCGTTCTTTAAAGATTGAATATCGTCAGTTTAAAGACGAAGCTTCGATGCTGGAAGCATTTGTCGAATATTGGGCAACGCCAGAAAATACACCTGATATTATTACAGGTTGGAACACCCGCTTTTTCGATATTCCATACATGATTTCTCGAATGGTTTTTCTTCTTGGCGAAGACTTCGCAAAAGGTCTTTCCCCATGGCGCAAGATTGAACGTAGAGATATTCGTGTTCAAGGTAGTGTTCGAACAACCTTTGACATTATGGGTATTCAGCATCTTGACTATATGGAATTGTTTAAAAAGTTTGCTTATACATACGGCAATCAGGAGTCTTATTCTCTTAATCATATTTCGAGTGTAGTACTTGGCGAGAAAAAGCTCGACTATTCTGAAGTTGGTTCTTTACGCGATCTTTATGATGCAGATTATCAAATGTTTGTAGATTACAACATTAAAGACGTCGAGCTCATTGAGCGTATGGAAGACAAACTTGGTCTTATTACTCTTGTTATGACTATGGCGTACCTAGGTGGTGTAAATTATCAAGACACATTAGGTACCTGTGCGATATGGGATTCAATTATTTTCCGAAGGCTAGCTCGTTTCAATATTGCTACAATTCCATCATCTGATAAAACATCAGAAGCTTTTCCAGGTGGATATGTAAAAGATCCTCATGTAGGTATGCACGATTGGGTAATGTCTTTTGACCTTAACTCACTTTATCCAAACATAATTGTTCAATACAATATGTCGCCTGAAACTATCTTAGGAATGCCAGGCGCTGAAGGTGCTGTAGCTTCAAATGGCGCTGTGTTTAGTAAAGCGAAGAAAGGTATTATTCCCGAAATTGTCGAAGAGTTATACGCAAAACGTGTAACTGTTAAAGACGAAATGCTTCAAGCTAAAACTAAACTTGAAACAATTTCAAAAACCCAGCGTAATGAATACCAAACAACCTCAGGGAAAGTTGCACGCCTTGAAACTCTTCAGACAGCAATTAAAATTCTTCTTAACTCTCTTTATGGTGCTATGGGCAACAAATACTTTCGTTACTTTGATCTTCGAATTGCTTCTGGTATTACTCTGACCGGCCAAGCGGTCATCAAACATGGTGAAAAAAATGTAAATACATTTCTGGACAAATTTATTGGCGAAAGTAAAGATCGTGTTATTGCAATGGACACTGACTCGCTTTACATTGGAGTTAACGACATCATTGAAAAGTTTAAACCTAAGAATCCTATAGCATTCCTTGATGAGTTTGGCTCTAAAGCAATTGAACCTATGCTTGAAAAAGCGTTCCAAGAGTTTTCTGATAGTACAAATGCTTATACAAATCGTATGGTTATGAAGCGAGAAGCTATCGCAGATCGAGGTATTTGGACTGCGAAAAAACGTTACATTCTTAATGTACATAACAACGAAGGTGTACAATACGCTAAACCTAAAATTAAAATGATGGGTATTGAAGCAGTAAAATCTTCTACGCCTCAAGCTTGTCGAGAAGCTATGAATCAAATGTTTAAAATCATTGTGACAGGCGATGAAGACAAAACACAGGAAGCAGTATCTCTTTTCAAAGATCATTTTAAATCTCTTCCTGCTGATCAAGTTGCGTTTCCTCGTGGTGTGACTGATATGACTAAATGGTCTAATCGTTCTACTGTTTACACAAAAGGAACACCTATACACGCCCGGGGTGCACTTCTTTACAACAATCGAGTAAAATCATTAGGTTTGGAAAAAAAATATGAACTTATCCAAAATGGCGATAAAATTAAATTTTTGTATCTTCATGTTCCAAATACAATTCAAGAAAATGTCATATCATTTCCGGGGCATTTGCCTGAAGAACTCGAGCTAAATAAGTACATTAATTATGATCTTCAGTTTCAAAAGACTTTTCTTGACCCAATCAAAATTATCCTCGATGCGATTGGTTGGTCAGCAGAACCAAGAGCAGATCTTCAACAATTTCTATTTTAGTATTTACATTAGTAAATATATAAGATATAATACATAAACAAATTAAAAAATATGAGTAAAGATTGGGTACAAGATATTAGTGATATGCATGAAAAGTACGGAGTACGTCCTGCAGTTGAAAAAATGAATAGTTTAGATTTACGCACATTCTTAAACTTTAGAATTAATTTTCTAAAAGAAGAATTAACTGAAACTCAGGTTGCATCAAACAACGCTGGCTATGTTGATTCTGAAGAAGTTGTTGATGGTCTTATTGACTTATGTGTGGTAGCCATTGGCACGTTGGATGCCTTTGGTGTTGATGCGTATAAAGCGTGGGATGAGGTATTTAAAGCAAATATGAAAAAAGAAGTTGGCATTAAAGAAACAAGGCCTAATCCTCTTGGTCTTCCAGACCTGATTAAACCTGAAGGATGGGAAGCACCTTCTCATAAAGATAATCATGGTGATTTAGAAAAACTTTCATAATGTATTCGCTCACAATATTCAATTCTATTTTCGATAATAAAACACATCGAAAAATGGCCTTCCAAGATTGGAAAGGTTTTGAAGACTTGTTATATTCTTTGAGCAAACAGCCTGGTTATAAACCAAAGAAAGGAGAAAGAAAAGATGGCTCGCCGCTTATTACACCAGCTACCTATGATGGGGGCACGACTCGCGCTAATAGGAATGTTATTTCGTGGGCTAGTTGGGTTGCCCTTGACATTGATGAATATGATTCTACGTTCGAAGAAACGATCGAAGCCTTTAAAGGTCATCGATTCGTGTGCTATAGCTCTGCATCTTCATCGAAAGAAAAACCAAAATTCAGAATTGTCTTCCCGCTCACAGAAGAAGTAAAAGCTGATAAGATTAAACATCTTTGGTTTGCGTTAAATAAAGAATACAATTCACTTGGTGATCCGCAAACCAAAGATCTTTCGCGCATGTATTATGTTCCAGCACAATATCCTAATGCGTATAACTTTATTTTTACACATGAAGGACCATTTCTTGATCCGGTAAAACTAATGGCAAAATATGATTTTGTAGAAAATTCAGGAAATTCATTAAGTGATCATTTACCTGAAGCAATTCAAAAAGAGTTGAAAAAGCACTATGAAAGCAAGTTGACAAATACAAATATTAAATGGTCATCTTATCGCGATTGTCCTTTTGTTAACAAGCAGCTTGTTACTGAGTATATGACAATTAATGAATCTGGTTGGTATCATCACATGTATCGAATAATGATGAGTATTGCTGCTAATGCTATTCGTAGAAAATATCCTATCACACCTAACGAGGTTGAATCACTTGTTAGAGAAATTGACAACGAAAATGGAGGGTGGTATCGTGGTAGACCAGTAAAACTTGAAGCTGCTCGAGCCATAGATTTTGCAGTCAAAAGTGTATCTTTTTAGCAGTTTTATACAAAAATGACTTAAATCTGTAATACAAATTAAAAAAAGTGCTATTATTTAGTAAAAAAGTATTTACAGTGGTCATTTTTTGTGGTAGAATATAATCAGAATCAAGGAAAACCCCTTAATAAAAGCTCTATAGTTTAAAAAGTAAAACATTCTCCACGACCTCTTCAACCATAAGTCACCGAAACCCCAATGGTTCGGGCGAGAAAAATAAAGGTGCAATTCCTTTTAGAGCAGCCAATTTCCCATAAGTAATCAGATGAACACCAGTAATCAGATGAACACCAAAAAAAGCCTATTTTTAGTAAAAAAAGTATTTACAAACTACCCATCGTGTGGTAGAATATAATCAGAATCAAGGAAGAAAGTATATTAGTTATGAAAGAAAATAATAACGAGCAGAAGAAGCAAGTGTTGGAGCATATGGATGAGCTTATGAACTGCTTTACTGATAAGCTTAAGGTTCTTGAAGCATTAGATAGTGATAGAGCTTGTAGCGGTTGTGCAGATCTTAATGATCAGCTTGATAGCTTATGGAAGCATCAGACTAAACTTAAGCAAGCTATTTACAGAGGTAAGGATGTTGTCCCAAATGATCTCGCTAAACTCTACAGCTAAAGGAACTCAACTATATTACATCATGAAAGAAAACAAAAAACTAGAGAACGGACTAACTTGGATTAAAAACCACCTCCTGAACTCCCCACCCCCGCGGGAGGAGCTACACATGCTTGTCAAAGAGGCATCTGAGAATTTTAAAGTTGATGTAGATCTTATGCGTCGTAAAGCTGAGTCTTCAATTGTTCACACCATTGATTTGAGTAACTTTATCGAGCTCTAAAATAAATTTTATTATGTTAAAAGAAAAAATGATTAGAAACTACATTGATTCAGGTGAGCATGTTTTCGTCTCGCTCAAACCATTTGATCCTATTGATGAATCCCTTTCCGCAGAAGGTGTTATCAAGCGGTTGGATGCGAATGGATGGTTTCAACTTGAATTCATGGGATCAATAAACGGTTACCATATTAGCCAAGTTAAAAGCATTATAACAGATTAGTCAAGTGAGTATAAACACGGTTAAGCGATAGAATAAGACGTAAAATAATGAACTATTGTGGGAGTAAGGGTGCCCTCAGAGAAAGACCCTCAACTTTAGGAAAACACAAAACAAAATACGGCCCGGTCATTTAACAGGTAAGACCCATCTATATTATACCCAAATCAGTAAAGTGCACTTTACTGTGATGCGCGCTAGCTAGCGTCTATAGAGGGAATGCAGGTTCGAATCCTGCCCGGGCCTGCTCCTAGCAATTAACGAGGCGTCAAAGACTTCACGCCTACAACCTGAAAGGGGGAGGCTAGGTGGGAGTAAAAAAAATATATTATGAAAAAATCAAATCAAATCAAATCGGCTATTGTCGAGGAAGTAATCCAAGATCTCATCCGCGAGATCGAAAGTGAACCGGACGATTCTATAGCACTTCCTATTTGGAAAGTCATGATGAGGTTACGTGAAAAATATTGCCCAGTAGACACTACAAACTTTATTGAGAAATATGGATCGTATGATAATAAAAAAGCAAACTTTATGTAAAAAAAGTATTTACAACTGCCATTTTTTATGGTAGAATATATTCAGAATCAAAAAAGACTACCACAATGAAAACTGAAAAACCACTTGCCACAATAACTAAAGAAAAAACAGATTACGATAAATTCTTAGAGGAACGTAATGCCGCTCAACTATTAAGAGACGAGCTTTGTTGGCTCCTTGGATATATGGATTCCCGCGATGACGTGGTCGTCAGAGATAAACTTAAGAAGGCCTTAAAAGAACACGATGAGAACCGATGCCAATCTTGGCTTTAATATTTTATGAAAGCACATATGAAAAAGCATTATAGCAATAACTATAATAAAACAGTTTCGTGGGATAATGGTTATACGTGTAATTATAACGAATATTTCCAGGTCGAAAAAATGGAAGATATTGGAATGGTTTACCCTTCTCCGCAATATCTTAAAAACAACAAAGAAACACGTGTAACTTTAGGTGGTGGAAATCAAGCATATAGATATGCTACTAATGGAGAAGTCGAGTTCTATGTAGACTTTGAAGCTAAAGCTTTTTGGAGGGAGGATTTTAGATGAATCGCAAAGACAGAGAATTTTTTGAAAATGTCGTATTTGGATGTTTTCTACTTTTAGCGGCTGTAGCATTTATAGCAGTGTTTATAAAACTAATTGAAAATATTTAACACAAATTATCATATTATGAAAAAAACAATATTACTAGGATTTGGTTTAGCCGTTCCTATTTGGGGAGTTACATTTTGGTCAGCACAAAATGCAAAGAGTGTAGAAATCGTAGAAAAGGTAGTGTTGTCTGAACCAGAAAAGGTTGAAGCACACGTCTTTCTAACTAAATGGCAGATTGATAAAATGTCATCTTCCTTCAGCGAAGATTCACACCCTTCCGATACCGTTAAATTTAACAGCATTGTTAGAAAAGATGGAAGCGGTTGGAGGATTTCTTCCACACACTTGGTTAAAGGTTCAGAAAGGTATCCAACACCAAAAGGTCCGTATTACGTGGTTGACTCATCATATGTTGACCACTCGGGAGATTTTAAATCTTGCATCGAATACGCAGATAGCTATAAAGAGTTTCATGATTATATCGTGGTAAGTCCTGAATAAGTAATACTACAACTTAATCGTATGGAGAACACAGTAGAGTTATTAGGACATTATGGATCAGATGAAACAATTGCGTGCAGCGCTTGGACATCAACATCAAGAAAACTGAATGAAGAAAAACGAAAAAGAATTCCGGAGCTCCTCAACATGCTTTGGAGCGAGGGACACGAAACCCCTTTTGAAAAATGCAGCGTTCATTTTCTTATTGATTGTGATATCGCCTCTCATATTCATTTACTTAAGCATAGATTATCTTCGCTTAATGCAGAGTCGGCACGATACAAAGAACTAAAAGAGGATAAAATGTTTGTTCCTGAAGATTGGCCAGCATTTTGGCAGGAAATGTTAGTGTCTTATACACAAAAAGGGAATGAGCTTTACCATCAGTGTGTCGGTGAATTGACTGATACACTAGGACGTAAACGAGCAAAAGAATCTGCCCGCTTCTTTAAGACTTACAATAGCCGCATCCAAGCAGATGTACAATTTAATTTACGTTCTTTCGCCAATTTTATTAAACTGCGTAAAAGCCAACACGCGCAAAAGGAGATTAGAGAAATCGCTGAAAAAATGCTTAACTGTGTTATGCTTATTGAAGGCAATCCCTTTAAACACACACTAAAAAGTTGGCACAAAATTATTTAAAAAAACATTATGAAAAAAGCAGCATTATTATCAACACTTATTCTTTTAACCTCATTTTTAATCAAGTATGGAGTAGAGGCATACGTATCTCGTCCACCCGATTATCCAGACGGCCCAACCGTAAATGCCGATAATTTGTACACGGATTACGCTACGAGTACATTTTATAACTCAGCAAACATGGGTCAAGACAGCTTATTTACGGGAACATCTATTAGATACCACGTTAATGGTGAAATGCTTGCAAAGGCTGGAATTAAAAATGGAAAACTGCATGGCCCGTTTGACTCTTGGTACGAGAACGGACAGAAACATATTTCTTTGGTTTGGAACAATGGAGAAAAATTCAAGAATTTTAAAGCGTATTTTCCTAATGGTAAGCGCATCCCTGGCGATGCTAATGTTCTCGCAGAGCGAATTTTTTCTGGTGAAATCATTGAAGAGTAATTTGTTATTTACAAATACCGCGTAATAGTGTAGAATATAGTTATGCAAACTAAGGATATCCGCGATCTGTTTATTGATCTATATAACACAGAAAAATACGTTACCGATAAAACAGGTGTAAAAACACTTGAAATTGTTGGTGCATCTTTTACTGCTGATGAAGTATCAATATTCGGTACTCCTAATAATGAGTATATCAAAAGAGAAATTGATTGGTATCTTAGCGAAAGTCTTTATGTGTATGACATTCCTGAAAAAACGCCTGAAATATGGAAACAGATATCATCGACAAAAGGCAAGATTAATTCTAATTACGGTCAGCTGATCTTTAGTAAAGAAAACCATAAGCAATACAACCACGTATGCCAGCAACTCTTATGTGATCCAAATTCACGAAGAGCTGTTATGATTTACCAAAGACCTACTATGCATGACGATTTTAGTGTTGATGGTATGTCTGATTTCATTTGCACTAACGCTGTACAATATATGGTCCGTGACAACGCTCTTCATGCTGTTGTTCAAATGCGATCAAATGATGTTGTGTTTGGTTACAGAAATGATTATGCCTGGCAAAAGTTTGTCCTTGATCGTCTAGTAAAAGATCTAAATGATTTTGGTGAAAATACTTATTCAGCCGGTGACATTACTTGGCAAGTAGGATCTTTACACGTATACGAACGCCATTTCAAGTTTATTGATAAGGAAATCGAAGCAAGAAAAAAGGCTGATGAAGTTCAATCTCTTGCTCAATCATCGATGGGTGACTCATGAAGTTTAACGCATCTCAACTAGATAGCGATTTTTATCTCGCTCGAGCTAAGGCAGAGGCGGCCGAAATCTTTTCAAAGACAAGTACCCGTTTAAAAAGGTCATTCAACCAAATTTTAGAAACAACTTTGTACGGCCATGCTCCTGAAGTATTTCTTATAAAAGAAATGGGATTTACTGATGATACTAGAAAATATAAAGACGTTATTGATGCGGAGAATAGTTTTGTAGAAGTAAAAGTAACTGAAGGTGACTATTACGTTCCGTATGTTTTAAAGAGAGCCAACCGTGCTCGTCAAGACGCGTGGAGAGAATACCCGGATATTCTATATATTTTTATCGGAGACAAGGTGACTGCAGACTATAGCCTCCACGGCATTTACTATTGGAATAAAAATAAGAAACAATTTGTTTTACAAAATTGATAAAATATAATATAATAACAGCATGGAAAGTAAAAAAGAATCGATTAAGGTTTTAGAAGAGTGCGCAGATTTACAGATAAAAAAGTCTAATGACTACCAAAATCCTAACTCACGTATAAAACAGACAGATTATTATCCTCGTGGAATTGTGTCAATTCTTGATATTGTCCACGCAAAAGTTCTTCGTATGCAATCCGTTCTTGAGGCAATGGAATACGACACAGAATATACCCAAAACTTTGAATCTTTGGAAGACTCTGCAAAAGATTTGATTAATTATTCTTCATTCATGGTTGCATACATGCGGCATGGTATTGAAGGTCAATCGCCTGACCGCGATTTTCTAAACCGCAAAAAACCTACAGGTCATAAATAATTTTATGAAAATAATACATATATTAGGCAGAGGGATTGAAGGTTGCGGTGTAACACGATTTACATTAGAAATAAAAAATTGGGCCTTATCTAAGGGATGGGATTATAAAATTTATGCAACTAAAGATAAGCGTTGGACTCGGGCTAAATCCCACATTTTAGGAGAAAACGTAATTGAACAAAAATTTGGCAATAAACCTTCTAGAGGTGATAGTGTTTGCGGCGTTGATAATATCATTGAAGATGCAAAAGATGCTGATATGGTAATTATCGGTTCGCTACCATCGAAAGGGCATCCAGATGATTGTATTGAAAACTTTAGTAAGCTTATTAGCAGTATTGATACTAAAGTTGTTATGATTCAACATGATCATAAAATGATGTCAATCCGTAGGAATGCAGTCCTCGACGAAACAATTAAAAAGGCTGATGTTATATTCTCTTATTCTACAAAGAGTCCTTTTATGAATTATTGCAGAACTGTTGGAACAAACGCAGCGCTACACAATTTTTGTAATGGGATTGACATTTCAACAATTAAAAATGAGTATTGGAAATCAATTGAAGAGCAAGATGAAAATCATTTAAAATGGATCGGCCGTAGTGCGTATTGGAAAGGATTTGATGTTCTTTTTGATTTATATGAAAACAACGCAAAAAACCAAGGTTTTCTTTTTACGTTAGAAGGAATGGAACGATCAATTCAGTTTGTAGATATACGCAAAAAATACGATTTTCATCATCCAGACAGCGACTTTGGTTTTAATTTAGAATACGACACTAAGCCATATGTGTTTTCAGCATACAAATACACTGAAATGCTTGAAAGATTATCTAAATGCGCCTTTGGTTTTCAGCTAACATATCTTCAGCCTGAATACATTCAAAATTTTATTGAATTTACTCACTTAGAAATTGTTGCGGCTGGATGCATTCCAATATTTAGAAAGTCTTATGGCGATCATTGCTATCATTTGCAAACTGGTAATGCAATGACTGCTGATAACGATAATGGAACAATTTGGCTAGGAGAAGTTGGCTCAGATCACGCACAAAATATGGAGTTAATTAATCAATTAAGAAAAGATTCTGTAATGCGTGATGAATGGAGACATAAAGCATATGAGTACTATTATTCTCATAATTCGCCTGATTCATCGTTTAATGATTTCTTTAATAAAGTGAAAAAAACAAATAAAGAAACTAATCGTATTATAAACATCGAAGAATTTTTTGCATAAAATGAAAAACAAATATAATTACGCTTCGTGCGTTCCACTTATAGGTGGTGAAACAATCGCAATGGAAAACGCCTTTGAAAAAAGACCTGAGTATATTTTATCGTATTCGCCTTTTCAAGACAACGACTCACAACTTCTAAATCATTATAATAATGAAGTTCCATATTATTTAATTGATCAAGGGGATGAAAAGAAAAGTTATGTGGATGTAGTAAACGCTGTATGTCCATGTGCTGGGTTATCTTCACTTAGTCCATCAGCTTCTATAGATAATAAAGCAAACGATTGGATGGTTGAATCTGCAAAATACGTTTTAGGTAAAGTTAAACCTAAAGTTTTTTGGGGAGAAAACGCTCCTCGTCTTGCTTCAAAAATGGGTGGTCCTATCGTAAAAAAATTAAGAGATGTAGCAAAAGAAAATGGTTATACTCTTCTCTTATATAAAACAAAATCAAAACTTCACGGCCTAAGCCAAACTAGGGACAGATCTTTTTACTTTTTCTGGAAAGGAAAAAGAATTCCATATATGCCTTTTTATCATCGTCCACACGAAAGAATTGAAGATACTATTATAAATTCATTTGTGTCTGATGATGATCCTATGAATAAGTTGACAAACACTGGTAAACCAACAGAAAATCCTTTTTACAAATATGTTTTAGAAGAAATTGAAGGCGGTATTACTCATAGACAATTTTTTGATAAGATTGAAAAAACTATTAATCCTATGGATTATATAGAAAAACATGGTATAGAATATGATAAAGTTGCGGTTTGGATGGAAGACAATGGTTATCCTAAAAAAGCAGAAAGATGCTTGCAGGTTCATAAAAAGCTAAAAGCTGGAGGAAACGTTATGCGCAAATTAACCGAAATACCTAAGGATTACATTGGTGCTTTCGTTGGTCATATGCCAACATGTCTTACACACCCACATAAAGATAGATATCTTACTATTCGTGAGTGTTTAGCGATTATGAAAATGCCAAAAGAGTTTCAACTTCAAGGAGGAAAAAGAAATCTTAATATGATTTGTCAAAATGTTCCTGTTACTACAGCTACAGACATGGCGTTAGGTATTAAAGATTGGCTCAATGGAAAATTAAATAGTCGTGAAGCAGATTTTGCTATCGCTGATAATAAAAAACAAACAATAGAATTTGAGGAAAATGTTCAAACCATTGAATCTTTCATTTAGTGGTGTACAAACAGACAAAACAGTAGTATAATATCTACAAGCTAAAAACAGATATGTCATTATTAGAAAAACTTAAAAAATCATCCCGCTCCGCGGGTGCAGCTGTCCTTTCAGAATCAAAACTTTTTTCTGAAAAAGAATTGACACCAACACCGGTGCCAATGATCAACGTCGCGCTGTCTGGCTCAATCGATGGCGGACTTGCCTCAGGCCTTACAGTATTGGCCGGCCCATCAAAACATTTTAAAACATCATTTGCGCTTTTAATGGCTGCTGCTTATTTGAAAAAACATGATGATGCGGTTCTTATGTTTTATGATTCAGAATTTGGATCACCACAATCTTACTTTGAATCTTTCGGAATTGATACTTCGCGTGTACTTCACACACCTGTTACTAACATTGAAGAACTGAAGTTTGATATTGTACACCAATTAAATGAGATTGATCGCAAAGATAAAGTCATTGTTGTAATTGACTCTGTTGGAAATATTGCTTCTAAGAAAGAAGTTGAAGATGCTGAAAATATGAAATCAGTTGCTGATATGACACGGGCAAAAGCTCTTAAAGGTCTTTTTAGAATGATTACACCAACACTAACTCTTAAAGATATTCCTCTTCTTGCTATTAATCACACATACATGGAACAAGGTATGTTCCCAAAAGCTATTGTTTCAGGTGGAACTGGTGTAATGTATTCTGCTGACAATGTTTGGATTATCGGCCGCCGACAAGAAAAAGACGGCACCGAAATCAAAGGTTACCACTTTGTTGTAAACGTCGAAAAGTCTCGTTTTGTTAAAGAAAAATCTAAAATTCCTATTTCAGTTTCTTGGGAAGGTGGCATTCAGAAATGGTCTGGTTTACTCGATGTAGCTCTAAAAACCGGTCACGTCGTTAAGCCTAAAAACGGTTGGTATCAAGCGAAAAATCCAGCTAATGGCGAAGAGCTCTGCGGAAATGTTCGTGCTAAGCAAACTTTAGAAAAGGCTTTCTGGGAACCAGTTTTTGAAAATACTGACTTTGCACAAGATATTGAAAAGATGTTTAAAATTGGAACAGTAGAAATGGTAATAGAGGAGGTTGAAGATGCCAGCGAATAAAGTAAACGTCGACAGATATATTCAATTTGTTGAAAAAGGTGATAGTGAATTGTATGCATTAAAGGTTGTACAAGGTCCTTATACTGGTGTAATATATACCTATGGTAAAGTTGAAATCAAAGGTACAGTTGATGAACCAGTTGTAAAATTTGACTTTGCAATTAATGAAGTTCCTAAAGGAAAAAAGAAAACTAAATTAGAAAAATCTAAGGCGTTTAAAAATTTTATGGGTGATATCCTTATCACTTTAATCGAAGAAAAAGTTAATGACGAATCTACAGAAGCTGATACTCAAGAATCTGACGAACGATGAAGAATTTTGTCGTCAGACACTACCACACCTCAAGCCTGAATACTTTGAAAACGAGTATCGGCCTGTGTATGAACTAATACTCCAATTTTTAGGTAATTACAACAAATTACCAACATCATCTGCACTGGATGTTGAGTTTCAAAAGTCTGATTTTATAAATAAGTCAAACAAGAATGAGATTCATAATTTAATTCTTGATTTATGTAATCATGAGAAGATTGACAGAGAATGGCTACTGAACTCTACCGAGGAATGGTGCAAGAATAGAGCAGTCTATCTTGCTATCATCAAATCTATAAGCATCATCGATGGAAAGGAAACACAACTAACAGATGGTGCAATCCCCGGAATATTATCCAAGGCACTCCAAGTGTCTTTTGATACAAATGTCGGCCACGACTATTTTGAAAATTCAACCCAACGATACGATTTCTATCATGCTCAAGAAGATAAAATACCGTTTGACATATCGCTCCTTAACACCATTACAAAAGGTGGTGTTTCGAATAAAACTCTTAACATCATATTGGCAGGTACGGGTGTGGGAAAAAGTTTGGCGATGTGTCACTTCGCTAGTGCCAATCTCGCCGCTGGACTCAACGTATTATACGTTACTCTCGAAATGGCAGAAGAAAGGATTGCTGAGCGAATCGATGCTAATTTACTTGATGTCCCGATTGATCAACTTGAGACGTTGCCTCAACAACTTTTTGATACCAAAGTTGACAAACTCAAGGAGAAGTCTAGAGGCAAACTTATCGTAAAAGAATATCCTACAGCTACAGCGCATGTCGGCCATTTTAGAGCTTTGTTTGATGAGCTAAGGCTTAAGAAAAACTTTAAGCCTGATATAGTTTATGTCGATTATCTTAACATTATGGGATCATCGCGCATTAAAGGGTTGGGTGGCTCTGTTAATACGTACTCGCTTATTAAAGCAATTGCTGAAGAACTCAGAGGTTTAGCTGTTGAGCACGATGTTCCAATCTGGTCAGCTACTCAAGTTACTCGTTCAGGTTTTGGTAATACTGATGTTGAGTTGACAGATACTTCTGAATCCTTTGGTCTTCCTGCAACCGCTGATTTAATGCTTGCCCTTATTTCCACCGAACAGCTGGAAGGTATGAATCAACTTATGGTAAAGCAACTTAAAAATCGATATAACGACCCAACACAGAACAAAAGATTTGTTGTTGGTATTGATCGATCTAAAATGAGACTATACGATGTTGAAGATTCAGCTCAAACTTTATCTAGTGATGAAATTACAACATCTGCAGCACCTTGCGGAAATAGCGACTTTTCAGCCTTTAAAATATAGATATTGTTCATTTGAACACCAAAATAGGTGTATTTTCTAGAAAAAAAATATGTACAATGGCTAGTTTTTATGGTAGAATCTATCTAGATAGTAATGGTTAAAGTATCTGGATCCGGAAAAAATAAAAGGGCCGAAGTAAAATCTCTAATCGAGTTTTGTGTAGACAAGCTTATGCCGAGACTTAAAGACAAATTAGCAATTGATGTAACACTAATTGCTAATCTTACAGAAAAGGAAGGCCTTGCTGGAGATTGTATATGGAATGATGATTCGTGTAATCGTCCTAGAGAGTTTATAATACGTGTTGATTCTACACAAGATCGTGATGATATGATGGAAACTGTTGCTCACGAAATGGTTCACGTAAAACAGTATGCCAGAGGAGAGCTTAAAGATTTTTCTGCTACAGACGCAGTTTGCAAATGGCAGGGGAAAGATATCAATCTTTCAAAGTTAAACTATTATGATCATCCATGGGAGATTGAAGCCCACGGCCGTGAAAAAGGATTGTACATCCAATGGGTTTCTTCAGAGATTTAACATTAATCATATCGTCAAGTGTATAAATATTATAAATAGAAATACTACTTAATTTATGGGGAATCATGTTAACATTTAAAGATTACGAAATTTTATCGGATACTATGACAGAAGCAACAGTGAGTGCTTCTAAATACGGAGAAGGATCATTCTTCATTTTAAAGACTCAAAAGATTGATGCTTTTAATAAAAAACTCGCTGGAAAAATTAACTTGCCACCTTCGCCGGTTTTTAGTAAATTAGATCCCAGCAAAGTTCCTTCTGATGCTATTATATTTGGTAATCCTAAGGACGAATTAAGAGCTGCATTTAATATTTTAGACGGTCCAGATGGAAAATCATATGGTGCAGTTGCATGGTATGAAAAAGCAGTTGATAACTATTTTAACAATTTAAAAATAGGATCAGACATAAACTGGGGAAGAGACACACCAACACTAGAAACAGTTCAGTGTATTGGTGTTTTTTATAAATCAGTAGAAGCCGATGCTGAAGACAGAAGCCGCGTAATTAAAAATGTAAAGGATATTCTTAACAACGGCCAAGATTGGGATACTAAAGGGAAGTCAGGTCTTCTTTCAAAACTTGACACAATGACTTCCAAGAATTTTAATGAATTGATTGGACTAATCGCTGGTATGAGTGATTTTATGAGTCTTATTGATTTTAAACCAAACATTATCCATGGAAGAATTAATGACTATTATTCAGCTGAAGAAGAAAACGAAAACGTTGAAATAACAGGCGTTAAAGCAAATACTGCAGACATGATTATTTCTTCCGCTGATGCTAATAAAACGATTGAGGCAATGAAAAGCGACTCATTCACATTTGATAAAAACGGATTAATTACTGGAAAAAATAGTAAGATTAAGCTTATACAAGTATCTTTGAAAAAATCAGCTAATAAAGCACAACTTGGTAAGGTTACAGCGTACCTTATTCAGAAATACGGTTTACCTTCTTACGACGATTACTTCACCGATATTGTCAACGAATCAATTGTTATTGATGAAGGTGTTATCGATTTTATTAAAACTGCTTACAGTAAAGTAAAGGATGTTTTTTCAAAAGTTTCTGCAGCAGTTACTAATTTCTTTAGTAATATTATGAATAACTTTAAAAAGGTTAATTCTAAAGAGAAGAAAAAAGTTTTTTCACGTTATCAAAAGCTTTTCAATTTAGGAAAAAGGGATATGTTTATCCTTGAAAGTTATGCTGAAAACCCAAATATTATTCTCGAAAAAAAGGCTGAACAAACTTTGAACAGCAAGCTTGAAAATATTAAGATATCTAACGCAAATAAACTCGTTAAAGAAGTTAGAAATAAAAAGAGCGAAATTATTAATTTGTATAATACTAAAGATTATCTTATACATAAAGCCGGGAGTAAGATTAAGAACTTTAGTGACAAAAGCGAATTAAACATCGATGTTATTTCAAAACTTCTTTCTAATTCGTATTCATTGGCATCTGTACAATCTATTATTGGTACAGCGAAAACAGACGAAATTATGTCTGCGGTGATTGACATGCATAAAGAAGTATTTTTCGGTAAGACATCTCTTCCTCTATATAAAGTGTATGGAAAGTCAGGAGGTAAGTCATGGGAATATTTGGGTTCAGCTGACGAATATGTTGAAAAGAAAAAAGAAAAACTTAAAGACGTTCAATTTCCAATTTCAGGCATTAGGATGAATACACAAGATAATAAATATTTAAATATCGATCTGTATGTTGTAAGTGACGTTGTGGACAATCAAATTTTTTATACAGCATTCCGCACTGGAACCAATGCATCAGGTAGATTCTCCTTTAACTTTGAAGGAACTAAAAAAATATCGCACGAACAATTTATTAAATTTTTAAAATGAACCAAAATGTACTAGAAGCACTTGATTTTCATTACGAAAATAGCATCCCACTAGCTAATAATATTTTTAGACCTCATTCTGAAAATTATTACAAACTTTTTAGTTATGCACGTATTCTTAAAGAGTCTTTAAATTTAACTGATTTTGACGAGTATTTGTTATCAACAGACATTGGAAATTTTGGAATTTACGAAGGAATTGAAGTTCCTTTAGATCATCCATTCATCAATGAAGCAGAATACAAAGGTAATAAGGTTGATTTGAATCAACCTAAGCGAGGCGGAAGTAAGAAGTTTTATGTTTATGTTAAGAATGATAAAGGCAATATCATAAAGGTTGAGTTTGGCGATACATCAGGCCTTGATGTAAATTTCGCTGATGATGGTGCAAGGAAATCTTTTGCTGCACGTCACAAGTGTCATCTTAAAAAAGATAAAACAAAAGCAGGATATTGGTCGTGTAATCTCCCACGATACGCATCTGAACTAGGTCTTAAAAACGGAGGTAATTTTTTCTGGTAATGAGTAATCCATATACAGACACAAAAGAAGGTAATGCGAACATTCGTATTTTTGAAGCCGCAGTAGATTCGAAAGAACTTGTTTGGCATCGTGATAAACAAAATCGGCGAGTTACTATTTTAGAAGGTGAAGGCTGGTCGTTTCAAATGGATAATAATATTCCAAAAAAATTGGTTGTAGGCGATGTTATTAATATTCCTAAAATGGAATATCATCGTATATACGAGTCAGGATCTACCAATCTTAAAATTTTAATCGAAGAACCACCTATGAAATCATTTAAAGACTATATTTCAGAAGCTTCCCGCGCTGGCAAAAACACACACATGACACATATCGAAGATCGTGTTATTTACGGTGGAGTCAAGGGAGCGAGAGAATCAATTCTTGCTCTCCGTTCTTTAAGAGATATGCTAGCTGGTAAAGTTAGTTCTTCAACTAATGTTACTGAAAAATGGGACGGTGCACCTGCGGTATTTGCCGGAATTGATCCTTCAGATGGTAAGTTTTTCGTAGCAAAAAAAGGTATTTTTAATAAAGATCCAAAGGTTTATAAGTCAGAGGCCGATGTGAGAAACGATACATCTGGCGACTTAGCAGACAAATTAGTAATCGCATTCAATGAACTTAAAGATCTTGGTATTAAAAACGTTATTCAGGGAGATATTATGTTTACAAAGGGAGACCTTGAATCTGAATCTATCGATGGTGAAAAGTATATTACATTTCAGCCTAACACCCTCGTGTATGCAGTTCCTTCCGGCTCTGATTTAGCAAAGACAATTTCAAAGGCTAATTTAGGAGTTGTATGGCATACAACTTACAAAGGTGATAGTTTTGAATCTATGACTGCATCTTATGGTGTAGACGTTTCTTCTCTTAAAAAGAAAAAAACAGTTTGGTATCAAGACGCTGATCTTAAAAATCTTTCTGGTACCGCAACATTAACTAAAGCGGATACTGAAGAAGTTACTGAGCAACTTTCAAAAGCTGGTAAAATCTTCCAAAAGATTAAGTCGACAACTCTTAACGAGCTAGAGAATAATCCAGAACTTGCTACTAAACTTGAGACATTTAATAACACACTAGTAAGAAAGCGTGAGCGTATTGAAAATACTGCAAAGCATGTAAATGATCTAATTGCTTGGTTTGATAAAAAACATAAAGCCGAGTACAAAAAGCGCAAAAGTGATAAAGGCAAACGAGATATAGCACTGAAGAATGAAAACGAAATGAAATTCTTTTCTAAGGAAAATAGAAAGAACCTTGATATGATGTATCAACTAATGAATGCAATTATTGATGCCAAGTTGATTATTATAAATAAATTAGATAAGTTAAAGGAAATTGACACTTTCATTAGAACAAAAAAAGGTTTTAAAGTAACAGGTTCAGAAGGATTTGTTGCGATTGACTATAACACTAATGGCGCAGTTAAACTAGTTGACCGATTAGAATTTTCTACAAATAATTTTTCACCAGATGTTATCAAAGGATGGGAACGATAAAAAAAATAAACAATATTAAAGGCTTTAAACAGTTTAATGAAGACAGCGTAAAGGCAATAGTTTTTACGTTTGGAAGATTTAATCCACCTACTGTTGGACACGGCAAGCTTATAACCAAGGTAGCTGCAGCAGCTATTGGAAATCAGTATCGTATATATGCTTCGCAATCTAATGATTCTAAAAAGAATCCTCTTAAATATAAAGAGAAAATTCGTGTTATGCGCAAAATGTTTCCAAAACACGGAAGAAACATTATTGAAGATAAGAATGCAAAAACTGCATTGCACATCGCTTCTATTTTACATGACCAAGGTTTTACAAAGCTGACTATGGTTGTTGGCTCTGACCGCATAAAAGAATTCCAAAAACTTCTTAAAAACTATAATGGTGTAAAAGGCCGCCATGGATTTTATGATTTCAATGATGGTATAGAAGTTATTTCAGCCGGTGAGAGAGATCCTGATGCAGAAGGTGTTGAAGGAATGAGTGCTTCTAAGATGCGTTCAGCAGCAATCGACGGCGACTTTAAATCTTTCAGCCAAGGATTACCAAAGGAGTATGGCGAAGACATGACACTGTTTAATCTAATTCGAAAAAGAATGGGCTTAAAAGAAAAGGTCAGCTTTCGTAAACACATTCAACTTCCAAGTTTTTCAGAAAAAAGAGAGCAGTATATTTCAGGCGAAATATTTAATGTCGGAGACACTGCTGTTACTGAGTCTAATGATGAAATCGTAATTAAAGAAAGAAAGTCAAATTACGTTATTGATTCAAAAAACAAAAAACATTTTATTGAAAAAATCAATCCTTCTTATAAAAAAGATTTGTCAAAATCAACTACGGCAAAACGCCAAGCTCAGTTTAATAAGCAGGCTAAAATGGACGATGATGATCCTAAAGCTTATAAGAAAGCCCCAGGAGATGCTCGAGCAAAGACAAAGGTTTCTAAGCACACAAAGGCATATCATAAAAAATTCGGTAAAAAAGAAGCCTTGGATCAAGGAACAGATGAGTTAGTTAAAGCGTACAAAAAGCTTACACCTCTCGAAGAAAAACAAATTGCTGGTCTTAAGAAAAAAGCAGAAGAATCTGGTATGCCATATAGTGTATTGAAAAAGGTGTTTGACCGCGGAATGGCCGCATGGAAGACCGGCCATCGTCCAGGAGCAACTCCTCATCAGTGGGCGTATGCACGAGTCAATTCTTTTGTTACAAAGAGTAAAGGCACATGGGGTGGAGCCGATAAAGACTTAGCAGCAAAGGTTAGAAAAGAATCAATTGAGGAAGAAGCTGTGTGTCCTCCGGCAACACAAGATTTAAAAATAAATACAAAAAATCGAGATGCCACAATTAAAGAGTATAATTATGGTCCTTTAAATGTTGATGAACCTGGCACTTATTGGAAAGATATTGCTAAGTATTGGAAAACAACTGTACAAGCTGCGCAGAAGTCAATCTGTGAAAATTGCGTTGCCTTTGATATCTCTCCTAGAATGAAAGATTGTATGCCTGGTGAAACATCTGATGAAGATGGTGAACTTGGTTATTGCTGGATGCATCACTTTAAATGCCATTCTGCTCGAGCTTGTCATACGTGGGCTAAAGGAGGTCCAATTGACACTGATAAAATTTCAGCTGAATGGGCTAAGAGAGCAGGCAAAGACTATTTTAAAGAAGATACCAAAACATTTTCGGAAGGACCAGGCAAATATAAAGGAGAAACTTGGGAAGACGGTTTTAAAAGACGTGTAGTAAAAACAACAAAGCCTGAACATAAAGAAAAAGGTTACAGTTGGCGCATTAAAGGAAAGGAGCGGGACGAAATTTCAATTAAGCTTTATAAAGAAAAGCCTGATTTTAAAGAATTTGAAAATCAAATGAAACGAGTCGCTGGCCATGAGTTTGGTGGTTAAAAATATCAAACATTATAAATAGTAAAATAATTATATGAATCAAGGAGACAATAAACGTTTAGATCGAATTGAAGAAAAAATTGATAAAATGACTGCGGCTGTTATTGCTTTAGCTCGTGCTGAAGAAAAAATTGTTAGTCTTGATGAAACAACCAGAATGATTCTTAATAAAATGGTTGATCAAGACAAACGTTTACGAACACTTGAAGCGACGCAATTAGATACAGAATCAACTATTAAAACTGTAAGAGCCGTTGCTTTTACAACAATATCTGCGTTAATTACAAGTGCTGTCGCAGGAATAATTTGGTTATTGTCGGGAGGAAAATAGTATGATAAGCTTTAAACAATTTTTGCTTGAAAAGCCATTAAATCCTGCGCAAAGAATTGCTAGAAGCCGTACGATGAAAAGGTTGATGCCAAAAATTCAAATGAAAAGAAAGCTGGCAATGAAGAAAAAAGCCTCCTTTGATCAGTTGAAAGCAAGATCCGTTAAAAAGGCTACAGACATTGTTAGAAAAAAATTAGCTAAAGGTGACTATTCTTCAATGACATATTCTCAGAAAATTCAAATTGACAAAAAACTCGAAAAGAAAAAAGGACTAATAAAAAAACTTTCTAAAAAACTTATTCCAGCTATAAAACAAGCAGAAGCTGATAGAATTAAAAAAGCTAAAGAAAACTCATAACAATATAAATAGAATTATGTACCAAGACGATTTAACGAAAAAAATTGCCAACGCGGCAAAAGAAGTACTTGAAAATAAAAAAGTAAAAGAAACTGAGGTTCAGCCTTCAGACAAAGACTTTGTCGATCTTCATTCGATTGATAAAGGAAAGCGTCGTGGCTCAACTCCTCTTACGGAAAAAGATATTGACGAAGCAAATGAATTTACTAAAGCTGCCGCAAAAGCCGCAGTTGCTGGTGATGACGAGTTTGAATTTGACGGTAAGAAATTCCCTACTGAAATGGATGTTGAAGTAGCCAAGAAAATCCTTGGTGAGTCAACAGAGCTTGATGAAGCTACCATGAGCTCAGGCGTAAAAATGGCAGGTGAACGCATTTATGCTTTAGAGAAACAACTAAAAGTCGGATCAGCGGTAAATAAGGGTGTTAACAAAGCACTTGGAGGAAAGTACGATGGTGACTTTAAGGATATGACGAAAGCTATCGATAAAGTCATTTCTGTTTGGGAAGAAATTGAGTTTCAGTACGGCCAGAGTGAGTCAACTAATGTTGACGAATCAGTCGATCTTGATGAAGCATATATTGACGTTGATACTGCCGATCCAAAATCAATTGAATTTGCAAAGCTGATGAAAAAGTATCGTGTTAAAGGAAGAATTATAACAATGAAAGGCCCTGGCGGTGGAATGCCATTGGTTAGGCTTACTGGTAAAAAGAAAGACCTAGAAGGCATTTTAAAAGATCCTAAAGGTTGGCAGGATGACGGATTCCTTGCAGGATTTATTGAGGAATCGGCCAATCCTGGAAAGGCTATCGAAGAAGCTATAAAAGGACTTTCTGAAGAACAAATCGATGAGCTTATTGGTGGATTGCTTAAAAAAGGAGCTAAGGCTTTAGGCAAGGCTGTAAAAAGTCGTGTTACTAAATCCGGAAGACAAGATCGTGCTGACAAAAAACACAAGTTAGACGTACGAGGAAAAAAACTTGAAATAAAGAAAAAAATTAATGACATTTTAGATAAAAAGAGTAAAGCTCAAAAGAAAAAAAGAGATGTCGAAAAAGACTCAAAAGCTGCAAAAGCACTTGATGACAAAATTGATGGATATAAAACACGTATTGATCAACTTAAGGATAAAATGAACGATATTGTTGAAAGCGATATTGAAGAATCTAACAGTTGAAAAGATAAAGTAGAATCTGAGTCTCAGGTTGATGAAGCAGTTAGACCAAACGATAAAGTTTTTGTTAAAGGAAAAAACAGAGATGGTAAAACCATAAGTTATTTTGCGTTCGGCGCATCTTTTAAAGAAGTTAAAGCTTTTAGGAGGGCAATAAAGAAACTGCTATCTGATCACGCTCAGAAAAAATTTGATGTTTATGTTGATGGAAATTCAGACCTTGTAGATTCTGATTCAAGCAAAACGATTGTTAGATTTGATGACAAAATGACAGTTGCTGACGTTGCTAAAGCTGTCGAAGAGTTTATCAATAAAGAGTATCCTCCAAAGAAAGCTGCTCCTGCTGTTGACTATAAAACAGACACACGTACAATTGTTACAGCCGATGATGAAAAAGCAAAAGAGCTTAAGAAAAAATATCACGGCAAAGGAACTAAAGTACGAATTATGAAGAGAAAATCTGGTAATAAGGTATACATCGATTCTAAAACATCTGAAATTCATAAAGCAATTAATGATGCATTAGCTGATGAATTGAATTAAACAACAAAAATAAAATGACATTTGAGTTAATGACTGATGGAATAACAGCTATTGTTCTTTTGTCGTGTGTTTCCTTATTAATAATGAATATGCGTCAATAGACTTGCAGTATAAAGGTTAGATAAATAACTTATATGGACAAACTATTTGACGAATTAACAAGTCAAAATTTTGAATTATTTGCTGCTAAATATTACACTAATAAAAGGTGTCTTACTATGGATGAATTTTACGGTGATTTATCAACATTTAAATACATAGTAAGATTGCTTAGGAGATACAGAAGTTCTGGCAAATTACAAGAAAAACTACTTTTAAACCACTTGATTTTAATTTACAATGTTTTTGAAATACACGCTGCAACACGGATGCTTTTCTTTAGAGTTGATGAAAATTTGTGGCCAGCGCTTAAAACATTTATGATTTATTTAAATTATTTACAACCGAACACTTATCAAGATATAAATATTGATTTGAGTATAGCTAACAAACTGAAAGAAATATAACTATGGGATTATTTAGAGGACCAGACTTTTTTTACGCATTACGATTTCTTCGTCTATTAACGATGCCGTGGATAAAAACCGACGCGTTTAAACAGGGCATTGTAGACGATCAAGGAGTAAAAGTTAAAAAACCTGAAACACCTAAAGAAAAGTCATCATACACAATTTTTCATAAATTAGTATTCAATATTCGAAGGCTTTTGGGAAAAATCCCGTTAGGCAAAAGTACAATAGCACGTTACGCCGCGGCATTGTATCTCATTAAGGAACATACAAAAATTAGCGATGAACGTCTAGTTAAGATCCTTAAAGAAACAAATGGTGTAGATCTTTCGGAATATAAGCCAGACTTAAATGAATGGTATTTGACCGAAGACGGAAATATAGAAAAGGGAAAATATGCACTTGTCCGTGACATAGCATTACCAAAGACCGGAGAAATTTTAGCATTAAAAGGGTCTATGGTAGAAACAACGGAATCTCAACCGCATGGCTCAGTGTTGGGTCATGCGGTATTTAAAGTTAAACACGTTAAAACACAACAAACAGTATACGTTACACAGGAAGATATCGCTAGATGAAAAAAGAAAATATGACCACGTCGGCAGTTGCAATTACCGACAAACCGTTAGGAGCCGTAGTAAAAAGAAAATATCGTGTTTTTGATGTTTCTATGGAGACTTTTAGAAAGTTCGAAACCGGCCGTACAAAATATGAACGGTGGTCAAAATTTATTAATGAAGGCGAGAAAAATATTGTCGATTATTATAATCGAAATAAGGACGCTGTGATTGTTTTACGTAACGCAGAAACTGGAGCTTTACGTGCTCTATATAATTCAAAATAAGTAAAAATAGGTTTTACTTATCTGCTTTAATGTGTTATAATAATTAACATCAAATCACCGCTATGTCTATATTCGAAGAACAACAATCTCGTAAACCAAATTTATATCCATGGACAGAACAGTTCATTGAATCCATGCATAACGGATTCTGGACTGATAAAGAATTCTCTTTCACGTCTGACGTTCAACAATTTAAAACTGAACTTGACGATCAACAAAGAGAAATTATTGTCAGAACACTTTCAGCTGTTGGCCAAATTGAAGTCGCAGTAAAAACTTTCTGGGCTAAACTAGGAGAGAATCTTCCACATCCCGCGCTTCAAGACTTAGGTTATGTAATGGCTAATACTGAAGTGATTCATAATAACGCATATGAAAGACTTCTTACGGTGCTTGATATGGAAGATGTGTTTGAAGAAAATTTAAAACTAGACTTTATTCAAGGTCGTGTTAACTACTTACGCAAATACACACACAAATTTTATAAGAGCTCTAAGAAACAGTATTTGTATGCCCTCACACTTTTCACACTGTTTGTAGAAAACGTATCTCTCTTCTCTCAGTTTTATATTATTAACTGGTTTGCACGTTATAAGAATGTGCTAAAAGACACTGATCAACAAGTTAAGTACACACGAAACGAGGAGAATATACACGCTCTTGTTGGCATGAAAATCATTAACACGATTCGTGAAGAAAGCCCTGAATTATTTGATGAAGAGCTAGAAGAAAGAATTCGAGGAGAGGCCGTAGACGCATTTACAGCCGAAAGTAAAATAGTTGATTGGATGATTAATGGAATTGATGAGCCAGGATTAAACGCCACTATTGTTAAAGAGTTTATTAAAAACCGTATTAACTCTTCTTTAGATCAAATTGGTTTCGAACCCGTATTTGAAGTAGATGACACTCTTTTAGAATCGACTATGTGGTTTGAAGAGGAGCTTCTTGGAAATAACATGACTGATTTTTTCCACTCACGCCCTGTTGAGTATTCGAAGAAAAGTCAGTCTTTTGACGAGGACGATCTCTTTTGATTTTAAATTTTTTGCTATTATAATATTATGAATGACATTTATTGGTTAAACAAAGACAGTCGGCAGTTCCTTGAAAGGGGCTATCTACTTCCTGGTGAAAGTCCAGAACAGCGCATTATTGACATTGCGAATAAAGCCCAAGAATATCTTGGTGATGATAGTTGGGCTGAAAAGTTTATTGACTATATGCACAAAGGATTCTATTCCTTATCATCTCCTATTTGGTCTAACTTTGGGAGAGATAGAGGTTTGCCGATCTCTTGTTTTGGATCTTATATTCCAGATGATATGGAGAAGATTCTTGGTAAGATTGCTGAGGTTGGAACTATGTCTAAAGTCGGCGGAGGAACTTCTGCGTATTTTGGCGATGTACGTTGTAGAGGAGCAGAAATTTCTAGCGGAGGAAGTGCTACTGGAGTTCATCACCAGTTAACAGTATTTGATTCTTTAACAAATTACATTTCACAAAGCAATGTCCGACGAGGATCATTTGCGGCTTATTTGCCGATTGACCATGGCGACATTGAAGAGTTTTTAGGAATTAGAGGTGAAGGAAATGCTATTCAAGATCTTTCTATTGGTGTTACTATCAGTGACGAATGGATGAAAGAAATGGTTGCAGGTGATAAAAAGAAAAGATCTATATGGGGTAAGGTTATTAAGAAGCGTTATGAGTCTGGGTATCCTTACATATTCTTTTCTGATAACGCTAATAACGCCGCTCCGGAAGTTTACAAAGATAAAGGTAAACGTATTCACGCTTCAAATTTGTGCACTGAAATATTTTTATCCGCAGAAGAAGACGAGTCATTTGTGTGTGATCTATCTTCTCTTAATCTTGCTAAGTGGTCAGAAATTGTTGAAACCGACGCTATTGAAACATTGACACAGTTCCTTGATGCTGTTATGACTGAGTTTATTAACAAAACTCGTGGAGTTAAAAATTTAGAATCACCACATAAGTTTGCTATGACTCAAAGAGCTCTTGGTATAGGCGTACTAGGTTGGCATTCATACTTACAACAGGAAAGTATTGCTTTTGAGTCCATGGAAGCTAAGCTCCAAAACTCTCTTATTTTTAAGACTATTCAAGAGAGGACAACTGCAGCTTCTAAAGAAATGGCTATTGAATATGGTGTACCATCTCTTATGGAAGGTTATGGTTTACGTAATAGTTGCTTAGTAGCTATTGCTCCTACCACAAGCAGCTCTTTTATTCTAGGTCAAATTAGTCCTTCAATCGAACCTCTTAATAGTAATTACTTTACAAAAGATCTTGCTAAAGGCAAGTTTACCTACAAAAACCCAGAGCTTACTAAAGTTCTAATTAGCTACGATAAAAACGATAACTCTACTTGGAGAAGCATATTGCAAAAAGGTGGTTCTGTACAGCATTTGAAATTCCTCTCTGACCACGAAAAAGAAGTATTTAAAAACTTCGGTGAAATATCTCAGAAAGAAATTCTTATCCAAGCAGCACAACGCCAAAAATACATTGATCAAGGGCAGTCTATTAACATGATGGTTCCACCTTCGACTAAACCTAAAGAAGTTAACGAACTACTTGTATGGGCATGGGAAAACGGGATTAAGTCATTGTATTATCAGCGTAGCGCAAACCCTGCTCAAGAGCTTGCACGCTCACTAAACGAATGCACTACGTGTGAATCATGACAAAAGAACAAGTTAATTGCCAAAGCTGCTCTGCAGATTATTATATTATGTGGAGTGATGATTTAGAAGACGATTACGGAAACCAAGTAGTTCCTGAGTACTGTCCTTTTTGCGGATCAAGTCATATTTGTGTTGAAGAAGAATATTTACTTGAAGAAGACTAATGTACACATACAAAATTAAAGAAATCACAAAGGTAGTTGACGGAGACACAGTCGATGTTATTATTGACTTAGGCTTTGGTATAACTAAAAAAGAACGCGTACGAATTGCTGCAATTGACGCTCCTGAGTCACGGACCCGTGACCTATACGAAAAAAAGCTAGGATTAGAAGCAAAACACTGGCTAAAAAAACACGTTGAATACTGTGATAGTGTTATTATTAAAACTGAAAAGGAAGGCAAATACGGCCGTATTTTAGGTTGGTTATACACAGATGAATTCAGCATTTCTTTGAATGAAGTAATGGTAGAAAAAGGTTATGCTTGGGTATATGATGGAGGAAAGAAAGAAAAGGATTATGACGAGTTAAAAGAAAAAAGAATTGCAGATGGATCGTGGATTAAATAGCTGTTTTGTATAAATAGAATTGAGTATGTGTGTAGTAGCGGTAAAATATATGAATGGTTACGGCTGGATCGGTGCAAAAAACCGTGACCGTAATTATAAAACAGATGTTGTAATTACACAATCTAATCGTCACGGTTTACAACGCTTATACATTGATGACAAACTAAGTAGATGGAGCGAAGGAGTCAATGAACATGGGTTAGCAATTATATCTGCGTCCTTTTCTGTTAAAAGCGACGAAAAGGAAGGCGATAAGATTATTTTAAAAAGAAAAAATAAGCGAGACAATATTGGATATTATTCTCCTGACGGAAGGGCAATTAGAAAAGCTCTTTTGGCCAAAACACCTAAGGAAGCTTTAGATCTACTTGTTGAACTTAAATTGGCTGGTGCTACATATGTCTTTAATGAAAAAGATTGTTATGTTCTTGAGGGAGGATTTACTGTAAGAAAAGATGATGCTACTAAAGAAAATCCAAGAGAGTACAAATACGTTATAAGCAAAATTTCAAAAGACGAACCGTGTTCGTGTAGAACAAACCACGGTATTACAATGAAGGAACTTGGGTATCATAAAAACCCAACCGATGAACGTTTAGTTAAAGCCCGTGAAAGTAGCGAAAAACGTTTAGAATACGCAAGGAAGTTTGCGTCAGCTGATATTTCAGAACCAGGAGAACTCATTGATCAAATCGCAAAATGTCCTGATAAAGACGTTTTCATGAATCCAATGAGAACAGGCAATATTAAAAAAGGTGAGATGGTGACAACTGGACAATTGTTGATTGTACCAAAGGAAAGAACACTTCATTATAGACCAATATACTCTTCAGTTTCTTTTGATTACGACCGCTTAAGTGGTCCTGAAGCAAAAACTTTTTTTGAAATTATTTCATCCCGTAAGCTCTTATCCTTTAAAGAGTTCGCGCATAAATAACTTTATGTGGATTTATAACGGAGAGGAATTTACCTCTGAAATGATCGAATCATACCATGGATTTGTGTATGAAGTAACCGATACTCATAATAAAATGAAGTATATTGGTAAGAAAAAGTTTTGGTCTAAAGTCACCCGCCCTCCTCTTAAAGGCAGAAAAAACAAAAGGAGATCTATAAAAGAGTCGGATTGGCAAAAGTATTATGGTTCGAATGAAGAAGTAAAGACACTAGTAGAGGAGTTTGGACCTAGCAGATTTGAAAGAACCATACTAAAATTGTGTGTTTCTCCAGGGCAAATGACATATTTCGAAATGAAAGAGCAAATTGACAGAGAAGTGCTTTTTAAGCCAAATGAGTACTATAATGCCTTTATTGGCGGTAAAATCCATAGAAAACACGTTTTTAAGGAAAAATAGTATTTACAATGGTTAGTTTTTATGGTAGAATATATCCATAACAAACAGAAAACTATGATTATTGTTGACTACTCAGGAATTGCAATTGCGGCTATTTTTTCTCAAGATAGACCGGAAGAAATTGAAGAAAGCCTTATTAGGCACATGATTCTAAATCGTATTAGAATGTATAATACTAAGTTCCGTGAAAAATACGGAGAAATGGTAATTGCTTGTGACAGCTCGTCCTGGCGTAAAGAAACATATCCGCAATACAAAGCTAAGCGCAAGACCAGCAGGGATGAATCACCATTAGATTGGGGCCATTTCTTTACGCTAATTAATAGTATACGAGACGAAATCAAAGAACACACACATTATCCTGTGGTTCAAGCAGATCGAGCAGAAGCTGATGATGTCATCGCAGCACTGGTTGAATCAACACAGGAGTTTGGCAAATCAGAGCCTGTTATGATTGTGTCTTCTGATAAAGATTTCTTTCAACTTCAACGCTATTCTAACGTTAAGCAGTTTAGCCCAATGAAACGTGATTTCGCTAATGTAGATGATGCTGCATTTTATAAATTCGATCATGTGTGTCGAGGTGACAGCAGTGATGGTGTTCCAAATGTTTTAAGCGTAGACGATAGTTTTACAGAAGGAATTCGTCAAAAACCTATGCGAGCCAAAAAAATTCAAGAGTGGTATACTGCTAAAAATGATTCTGAACTAATGGACATGATGGGCCAAGAAACATACCGCAATTATTGCCGCAATAAATCTGTTATCGATTTAGACTGTATTCCTGAAGATATTGTACAAGATATTAACGATAAATATAATCTACAGAGAAATAAAGATAAAGGAAAGGTTCTTCCTTACTTAATTGAAAAGCGTTGTAGTATGTTAGTCAGTTCTGTAGAAGACTTTTTCCCACCAAAATACGAATCAAGTTACATTTAAAATTATGCAAAAATATATTTATGAGGTGTTTGAAGAAGTATGCAAACTAGAAAATCGAGATGATAGAATAGCATGCTTAAAGAAAAACGAATTCAAACAATTAAAAACTGTTCTTCAACTTTGTTATAACGACAATATTGAATTAGACTTACCTAAAGGTAGACCACCTTTTGAAGAATGTCCTGAAGGTAAGGAACCATCTTCTTTTAACAGCGCATTTAGTTCAATACACATGTGTGTTGTTAAAAATAATGTTTTAAGAATAAAAAAGGAAAAAATCTTTATTGGCATTTTAGAACAATTGTGTAAAAATGATGCACATATTCTTTGCGCAGCTAAAGATGGTACAATCACGACACTTGAAAACAAAAAATATTCGAAAATCACAAAAAGCTTAGTACAAGCTGCATTTCCTAATATTTTATAGTGTACAATATGCTCACATTGTGATAGAATACTTCTGTAATGAATGTATTTGTTTTAGATAATGACCCTACCACCGCAGCTCAACAGCACTGCGACAAGCATGTCGTAAAAATGATTATTGAGTCTGCTCAAATGCTATCAACTGCTCATCGCATGTGTGATGGAAAACCAGAACGTAGACCATCAAGTTCAGGTAAAACGATGCAACAGTATTATGTTTTACCTGACGAACGCGAAAATATTCTTTACAAAGCAGTTCACAAATATCACCCATGTACAGTATGGACAATGGAAACCATTCAAAACTATCGGTGGCATTGGCAGTTATTCAACGCTCTTTGCGACGAGTATAAGTATAGATATGGCAGAGTTCATAAGACCGATGAAGTACTCCGCGATGAACTTTACTGGGGTCCGGCAAACATTGCTGATTCTAAAAAAACAAAATTTCCATTAGCTATGAAATCAAACCCCGAATGCATGTTCGATGATCCTGTCAAATCATATCGAGAATTTTACAAAACAAAACAAGACAGATTCAAAATGGTGTGGACAAACCGCGAAACACCAAACTGGTTTAAATAATTATGACATACGAATATATTTGCGATAAATGCAAAAACCGATGGGACGAGTCTCATCCTATGAAAGATCGCGATCTCCCTGTAGGAAAAAAATCTCCGTGTTGCGAAGATGGAATTGTTAAAATGGCTATCACCGCTCCAGGTCTAAACTTTGATGGAGCCATTTCACCAATCCGAAGAGCAGGAACTGGATGGAATGACGTCCTAAAAGGAATTAAAAAAGCATCAGGAAAAGACAATACAATCGATCACTACTAGAATGAAAATTACAACACAACAAACATTGCCAGTCGAAGTCACACTTAACGACGATCAACAAAGAAACGTCACAGCTACCTTTTTAGAAAAGGTACTTAACTGGAATCGTGATTACTTTATTGAAGATAAGCTAGTAAAAAACACTAAAACTTATTACACAAGCCATTCGTGGAAAAAAGTGGAAACTGTAAGAAAGGCCACAACTGAAGATAAATTCGCGTTTGATGTTTTCCAACAAATCTACAATAGATAATCCGTGCCTAGAAAAAGTACTAAAAAGAACGATAATGTTATTGTTCCTCAGGTAGACATGCTATCTGAGTATTCAAATAATATGCGTGATATTAAACCTATCACTGATTCTCAAATCGAAGCTTATGAACAATGGGACAGAGGCAGAAACCTGATTTTGTCAGGAGCTGCTGGATCTGGTAAAACGTTTATAGCATTATACCTAGCTCTTCAAGAGCTTATTAAAAATCGTAAAAAACGATTGGTCATATTAAGATCTGTTGTACCAACGCGTGATATTGGATTTTTGCCAGGAACACAGGAAGAAAAAGAAGCAGCATATTTGACACCTTATATTGGTGTTATTAGTGAGATCTTTAAAAACAATCCTACACTTTTTACATCGTTTCTTAAAAATGGAACAATTGAATTTCTCACAACATCTTACATTCGAGGAATAACTTTAAAGGACGCAATTGTAGTAGTTGACGAATTTCAGAATTGTAACTTTCACGAATTAGATTCTATAATCACAAGGATTGGTAAAGGATCACGTGTGATTTTCTCTGGTGATTATTACCAATCGGATTTTACAAATAGAAAAGAAAAAGAAGGCATTGGTGAGTTTTTAAAAATTATTGAATCGCTAAAACACTTTAAAAAGATTGAATTTACTTGGAAAGATTGTGTGAGGTCAGGAATGGTCCGCGACTATCTTATGACAAAAGAAAAAATGATTGAAGACAACGCAATCAACATCCCTAAATAATGAACAAGACATTTGAACATGCTGATATTCAGCTTAAATACGAAGAGCTCTCGGCTAAAACTGAAAAGAGCGGTCGTGTATATACTACACCAGGAGGCAACAAATATCCCTCAGTGACTACTGTATTAGGATATCGTGACCGGTGGAAATGGGCTAAATGGCGAAAGTCAATTGGTGAAAAAGAAGCGAATCGTATTACGCGCCATGCTACAACACGAGGAACTGCTGTTCACAATATTGCTGAACGCTACATTAATAACGAAGAAGATTTTATTCGAACTGATAACGACAAAATGCCTCATATCCAGTTTGGATGGAAAACCCTTAAAAATGTTATTGACGACCGAATTGGTAAAGTGTATATGCAGGAATGCACGCTTTACTCTGACGATTTAAAGATTGCTGGACGTGTTGATTGTATCGCCGAATTTGATGGTGAACCAGCTATTATTGATTTTAAAACTTCTGGTAGAGTAAAAGCAGAAAAGGAAATTGGTACGTATTTTATGCAAGAGTGTGCTTATGCAATTATGTTCAAAGAACACACTGGTATCGACATTAAAAAACTAATTACTATTATGGTAGTAGACGGTGATCCTAAGCCAATTGTTTTTGAACAAGCTGTTGGCGATTGGGAAGATAAGTTGAGAAAAGAAATTGACTATTATTACAGCTGGTAAATTGCTATGATTATTTTGACGGATTGCGATGGTGTCCTTCTTTCATGGGTGCACTCGTTTGAATGGTGGATGAAGCGGAAAGGTTATAAGCCTTGTGCTGTTTCATACGATGTATCAGAACAGTATGGTATTAGCAAAAAACACGCTGCAGATCTTGTAGAAGTGTTTTGCGAATCTGCTGCAATTGGATACTTGCCTCCTCTAAAAGATGCGATTAAATATGTGCGAAAGCTTCATGAGGAGCAAGGTGCAGTTTTCCACTGTATTACTTCGATTGGTGTTGACCCTTATGCAGTAAAACTCCGTGAACAAAATCTTAATAGAGTGTTTGGAGAAACTGTTTTTGAAAGAATCCATTGCCTACCTTGTGGTGCAGACAAAACTGAAGCGCTTAAAAGGTATAAAGGATCTGATTTTGTATGGGTTGAAGATAAATTGGAAAACGCAAACCTAGGAGCTGACATGGGTTTAAGGTCGTTTTTAATAAACCATCCATATAATCAAATGGGCGTTGTGCATGAGGATGTTACTAGAGTTAATAATTGGAAAGAAATATACGAGCATATCGCGCAATGAAAAAGGTAGCATTTTTAAACCTATCATACAACGCGTTTAACAGGAACGACATCTGGAAATCTTTCTTTGACCAGGGTAATCACAACTTGTATATACATCCTAAAGATGACTCTGAGTGTGTGTTCTCTAATTACTTTATTGATAATCGCGTAGAAACCGGATGGGGTCATTTCTCTTTAGTTGAAGCTACTATTGAATTAATGAAAGCAGCGCTTGAGGACAAAGACAATGAATACTTTACACTTATTAGTGATTCTCACCTTCCTTTATATTCTCTAGAGAAAGCAACAAAGTTAATCAAAGAAAATTATAACAAGATGACGTTTAGCACTCATGGAGCGATATCAACAAAAGAGAAGAGCCAAAGAGTTTTAAAACACGGAGTTCAAGGAAATCATAATTTTAACTTGTATAACGCAGTGTGTCAATTCTTTGTTTGTAGAAGAAAGGATGCGATTCGTTTTATTGAAACCTTTGAGCACTATTCAAAGTTCTTTGTTAAGAACAAAGTTATTTTCGCCGATGAATTTTATTTTTGGGCAGTTGCAAGAGAGCTAAAGATGGATTTTGATATTGGTCAAGCATCAACATACTCTGACTGGTGTGAATATCCAATTGAGGGGACAAATAGAATTCAAAGACAACCTCGCGAAGAATTTAGTCTAAATTCTTTAGTGCTGAAAGTACTTAGAAAGCAGGGGTTTGTATTTACACGGAAAGTTATGCCAACTACTAAAATATCTGCAGACATTTTTAATTAAAAAAGTATTTACAATTCACAGAAAATAGGTTAGAATAATAGCATGACAGTTGAGGAATATAAAAAATCACTACAAATTACTGCTGAAATTTTGGAATTGGTGCATAACCATATTCCTCCAGGCAAAGACGATTCAGGATCAGTCAACAATCTTGATAATCTTATTAATGATTTAGTGCACCTGAGAGCTAATATTTTTGCTGAAGAAAACGAAAAAAACCAAGACAAATTTAATTTTTAAAATTATGAAAAAAACAGAATTAGTGCGTTATCGTGTTTTCGATAAAGACGGTAGATATCACCAATCGTATCTCTATAAAGAAGATGCAAAATTTTGCGCAAAGCGAATTGGTGGTGTAATCAAAGAAGTAGAGGAAAATAAATGATTTGTGGATGTGGTAGTCCTATTGAAAAGGCCAGGCGTGAGCTCAATTTAAAGCTGTGTAAGTCCTGCGCCTTTTCTCTTCCTGATCATGATCAGCCGAAGATAAAAGGGCGTATGGTTTATAGCCATAAAACTGGCGGAGAAATCGAAATTATGTCGAATGAATCATGGGACGAAAATAAAAAATATTTTATTCCTAATGGTCCTCGGAGTTCAGTTAAAAACTTTTCGAAAGGATAATTTGTGCCTGACCCAAACATATTAAAAATTGAAAAACATAAAATTGCGTTTATGTTTGTGAATAAGGCCGGCAATTCTTCTGTAAAAAGAGTGATTGCAGAAAAGCTTTTAGGAAAAGGAAATGGAAAAGACGTTGTTTTATCATGGTCAGAACCTTTTCATGAAGATGTGGAATTTACTAATAGAATAAGTATACCACCCGACTATCTTATCTTTGGCACCTGCCGTCATCCTGAAGATAGACTAATTAGTTGTTGGAAAGATAAAGTTCGCAATGGATTTAAACTACACGAAGGTTTATACAAATCTTCTCGGAAATTTTACAAAGATATGCCATTTGCTGAATTTGTCAAAGAAATTTCTTTGATTAAATACAGATCTAAAATATGGGATCAACATATTAGACCGCAATGGCATGATTTAGACTTAACGCGCATTTCCTATCTAATCAGGGTTGAAAATTTTATTAGCGATTGGGAAAATGCTCGGGAAATGATAAAAAAACACTGCGGTGAAATATATCCAGAAATGATATTTCATGATCGAAACACTGGTTTATCTAAACCAAAAATAAGCAAAAAAACAAGATCTTTAATTGAAAAAATATACGCAAAAGATTATAGAATTTTAAACTATAAAAGCCGTGCCTGATCCAAATATCATAAAAATAGAAGAAGACAAAATTGGCTTTATGTTTGTATGTAAAGCTGGAAACACTTCTATTAAAGAAGTATTAAAAACACACTTCTGCAAAGATAGAATAATTAAAAATATACATACAAAAACAGCCTTACTACCTTACGTCAAATACTGTAAAAAAGATACATTCACTGATGATTATTTAGTTTTTGGCACGTGCAGACATCCAGAAGATCGCTTAATAAGCTGCTGGAAAGATAAAATTTTCAATAGATTTCATCCAGGATTCCGACACAAAGAATATAATTTTTATAGGAAAATGCCATTTTCAGATTTTGTTGAAGAAATCTTAAATATCGAAGATGGCACTGATTGTGAGCAGCATATCCGCTCTCAACATTTTGACTTAGATGTTGAAAGAATTGATTATCTTATAAGGATGGAATCATTTTATGATGATTGGGAAAAGTCGCTTCTGCTGATAAAAAACCATTGCGGGAAGAATTACCCTAAAATGACATTTCATAAAAATAAGACAGAAAGTGTAGATTTAGAGATAAGTAAAGAAACAAGAGCTCTTGTTGAAAAGCGGTATGCTAGAGATTACGAGCTTTTAGGATATAAAAAAAGATCATGAGAGTTTTAGTTAATGCAGTATTGTCACACCAGCATAAAGCTATTGGCAATTTTCTTCTTGGATTTGATAAAGAAAAACACGAAATTCATAATTTCAATCCTTCATCTTTGCCAAATGGATCGTACGATATTTGTATTTGTTGGGGTGTAGCGCAAATGGAAAAAGTTAAAAAATATGCTAAAATTAAAAATTTTATTATATTCGAAAATTCTTATCTCAACAATGTTCAAGGAAAAGCAAAAGAATGGGTTTCAGCCGGTTGGAATGGCCTTAATGGCAGAGCTAATTTTTGTAACAAAAATTCTCCAGATGATAGGTGGAAAAAACACTTTAACGATGGTAGATTAAAGGAGTACACTGACGGCGATTATATTCTTATTCCTCTCCAGATTAACGGAGATCAATCTCTAAAATATCTCGATTGGGACGTCAATTATCAAAGCATATGTGAGTCAATTAGAAAACACACAGATTTGCCGATTTTAATTAGGGATCACCCAACAAGACCAAACACACAACAAAAAATAGAAGGAGTAAACGATGTTAAATACGCTGATTTCAAGTTGCCTATTCAAACTGCAATTAGTGGAGCAAAATGTGTTGTTACTATCAATAGTAATGCTGGAGTTGATTCTGCATTAGCTGGAAAACCAGTTATCTCCATTGATAAAGGTTCAATGGTGTGGAATATTTCAGATCATGATTTTACAAACATAAATAGCCCAAAGCAATATGATAGAACACAGTGGTGCAACGATATTGCTTATGCGCAATGGCATCCAGACGAACTCAGATCTGGAGAAGCTTGGAATCATTTAAAGAAAATATACGAAAAATAGTATTTACAAACCTCTAAAAATACAGTATAATAAACACATGAACAGCGGAATTGTAATAGATACACTTAAAAACGGTAACTTCGTGATTTTAGATAAATACAACACCGAATCAGTTATTAGTGGTTACGCTGCTTTTAATTACTACAACCAAATGTCAGCAGGGGAAAATATTACATTTACTAGAGAGGCAATAGATGAAATCCAAACGGGAATTGAAAATGAGCTCGCTAGACAAGAGAAACTTAGTCAGGCATCCTATGCCTAAGCCTACGATTCGCTTTGTCAATAGAAAAAAGAAATTATCTAAATATGCATGCCGCAATAAAAAGAATCAAATATGAAATGTATTTTGCATTATATGTTTTTACTGTAATTCCAGCTTCATTGTTTTTAGCGTATTTTACTATTACAGTTGATATTTTTAAAAAGGCTCCTCACGAAATAGAAAAACATCTTAAAGATAAAATTTATGGAAAATAAAATTTTAAAATGCGAATACGAAAATGAATGGAAAGGGTTCGAAATTATAGAACTCCCTGTTGATGATATTTGGCAATCAGTCCCTATTGCTGAAAAGGTTAATGGACAAGAATTTTACAGCCGCGTAAAACAAGATATTCAGAAAGAAGGTATGCATTTCCCTATTATGTGTGTTCATAGTAACTATAACAAATTAGAAGAAGCAAAAGATCGATGGGGTAATAAAATTAACGAACTACCTTTTTGGCATAATGCTCTCGGTAAACATAAAAAAATGGTATGGAGTGTATGGGGAGGTTCTAACCGCCTTGCAATTGCAAAGGATTTAGGTTACACACACATTGATGTCGCGGTTATTCCTACAATTAAACAAGCTGTTTCTTTACAAAAACATATGAGAAAGCCGTATAACTCAAGATATTACGGAAGATAAATACTATATTATGAGCGAACTATTTGACTTTGGATTTACCGCAGTAGACGAAACTGAACTTGCATCTTATCAACAAGCAGAAGCTAAACTTGAGGATGCAGAAGAAGAGACCCTTGCGGTATCAGAAAAAATTGACAACCTTTATAACGCTATTCAACCTTTGCTGAATAATTTAAAATCTAACCCTGAAAAAGAATACATTCTATGGCCTAATCGCCTAGAAAAAGTAGAAGAATTTGAAAAATTTCTTTATGACATTTATAAGTCATAAAGCATTGAAGAAAAAAAAAAATAAAATATATTATATGAAAAACAAAAAAACACTAAGTGTCATCGCCCTTATTACAGGAACTATTATTAGTCTTTGTGGATTAGCAAACGCTAGCTATAAAGTTCCTGTTCTTGGTTGGGATCTTCATCCATTGCAACCTGTTGATATCGCAGGAGAAGCGAGTTTTAAAGAAAAGAGAATTGATCGAGGATTGTTCACACACACTGACGCTTTTAGCGCTGGAGGAAGTGGAGTTATTGGTTCAGCTTATGACACCCCAATCGTTGGAGGCGTTGAATTTATTAAAGGTGAAAATGATGATCTATTTACAGGATATGTTGGAATCGCAGGAGACAATCTTTATGTTGGATTGAATCTTGGAACTAATGCAGCTGACGGTGATATCGCAGGAGATACCGATTTCAACTTAAACGTTGGATATGCGTATGATCCAAAATTCTTTGATGTTATCGTATCAACTGAAGTGAACTATATTTCCGGAGGAGCATTTGATTTATCATTGAGCGCATCCCGCGAACTTTTTTCAGCATTTGGAGTCTTTGTTAACGGATCAGTCGAAGTTGGTAAAACTTGGCAATACGCTGAAGATTACGAATGGGTGCAAGGTGCTATTTCCGCAGTATACGGTCTTCCAGGCGGAGGACAGGTGTTCGGAGAAGTAGCTTATGTAGATAACCAACTGCAAACTGACGGCTTTGATGCTGTTGTTCAAGCTGGTGTTAAATACACATTCTAATCAAAAAAAGTAACTAAATCTATCAAAGCTCTGCGAAAGCAGGGCTTTTTTAGTATGTTCATTTGAACACCAAAAAAGTGCAATTATTAGTAAAAAAAGTATTTACAAACCGCAAAAAATAGGTTAGAATATAGTCATGATCAAAAAAGAAAAGGACATTTACAGGGTTCAAAAGGGTAACAATTATAGCCTGTACACAAAAAATGGTGTCAAACACAATTTGAGTGGTCCTGCTCTAAAAATTGACGAAGACGAATGGTACTATATTAAAGGACAGAGCTACACTTGGAGCCAATGGACTGATTATGTTAGCCTTTTTCAGAGCTTTGAGAAACCGCAGTTTGATACAGAAAAGGACCAATTTGCTCTAGCTGAAGAGTCTTCTGACGGCATATCCATAGATTTAAAGGAATTTAAAGGAAAAAGCCGTAATCTGTAATACAGATTGAAAAAAAGTGCAATTATTAGTAAAAAAAGTATTTACAATCCGCAGAAAATAGCTTAGAATATAGTCATGCAAGATAAAAAAAGGTTAGAAGAAAGACTTAAAGAGTCCCTTGAAAAAGGTCATATCAGCGAACAAGACGCTCGCGAGATCCTCAAATTGAGTGAAATTGAAGATTAATTGTTCAGTTGAACACCAGTATTCATCTGAACACCAAAAAAAAGCACATTTTTAGTAAAAAAAGTATTTACAATCCGCAGAAAATAGGTTAGAATATAATCAGAATCAAACAAGAAACTATGAAAAGAAACGGCAAAAAGAACATCCAACTCCTCCGCAACCTCATTTCAACCTTCAATGGAGATATTCCACGAAAAACGGTTGTTGCTCTTGCTACTAGCAACAATCTCATCGAAAATGATACCTATCCACTCATTAAGCCTATTGCTCGAGGAAATGAGCGAGGAACATACAGCGTTGATAAGATGTTGGAACTCGCCGACAAAATCCTCAACAAAGGTAAAAAGGCCAAGCCTAGTACAAAAAAGGCTGTCAAAAAACCTTCTCTCAAGGAAGAAATTTTGGCGATGACTCCAACTGAATTGGTTGACGAGTCTGGAATGTTTGAGGTTGCAGCTGCAATCCACGAGGAAAAAAACTACAACAATCGAGTATGGGGAGAAGTTCCATATACTGAAGACGACGTCAATGACGAGCTCAGCCTTATGGGAACTTACCTTTAATTTAAAAGATCAGATATAAAATTAGATATGAAAGAAATGAGTAAATGTTACAAGTTGATTAAGCACTATGGATCGGATCATAGTGAGAGCGTGGTAGCGGTATCACATCAAATGGAGAAGCTTCACAAGGCTTTAAAGGTGCTTAATGTTAAAGGATGGGATGTCTTATCTGAAGATCAACTCGAATGGGCACACCAGCGAGAAGGCAACTACTTCGCAGTTGTTCCAGTCACTTACCTCTAATATGAAAACAATAGAACTAAAATACCTACTAAAAAAGGTCGCGCTCTCTCCGAAAGAGGAGCCCGTATTGATGGGCGAGATCACACTCGCTGTTAACGTGATTGAAAGAGTTAAGCACCAGAATCCGGGGCTTTATGAGAAGGTGCTGGATATGATCATGCCTGTTGAGGATGCTCCAATTGGTGAGTAAAGATTGAAAAAAAGCACATTTTTAGTAAAAAAAGTATTTACAATCCGCAAAAAATAGGTTAGAATATAATCAGAATCAAGCAAGAAACCACATTATGACTACCACAGCTACAGAAAAATTCACCCAGATTTTCACTCAAATCCACGAAAATTATGGTTCACATGATTGGGATGGATCTGGCGAATGCCCGAACCATTGGAAACCTAAAGGAGGCACGACGTATATCCTCGCGGAAGATGTTGATGTTGATGCCTTTATCAAAGCTATTGAAAGCGAAGACGACTATTTTACGGAAAAAGTTAGACACCAGGAAGTTGTTGAAGACCCATACGAAAATGTTGAGTCTTGGGATCCACCAACATGGGTTACGAGTGCAGAAGATGGTTTCTTCCTTGACATCACGCAAACGGCTGAAACCAGCTCTTTACACCCAAAAATCGCTGTAAAAAAGTCTGTCACATGTCTTAATTTTGAGGGCTATTACAACCATCTTGAAACAGTGTACACTACGGTTGATGGAGAAATTCTCGGATCGTCTAAAATTGAAGCTTGGCTCAAAGCAAATCCTTCTCGATAATTAAAGTCTAATTATCTGCAAAAAAATATGTACAACTACCATTTTTTATGGTAGAATACTATCAGAAACAAAAAACAAACTATATTATGAAACTAAGTCAATTCGATAAGTCGTCAGTAAAAGAAATCAGGGTAGCTATGGATGCTGCTCTCGCAAAAGTAGAAAAGCAGTATGGAATTAAGATTTCTACAGGAAACGCTAGGTTCTCTGAAGAGGAGATTGTTTTTAAGGTTAAAGCTAACGCCATTGATACTAGCGGAAACGTAAAAACTAAGGAAGCTAAAGCATGGGAGACGATTCGACACGCTATTGGACTAGGAAATTTGTCAGTAGGTGATGATATTAAAGTCCAAGATAAGTTTTTTGCATTAAAAGGCTATAACAGCAGAGCCCGAAAATCACCTATTGAAATTGAAGATTACAACGGCCGAGCATACAAAATTTCAGTTGATACGCTAAAATTATTCAACAAGTAAAAAAACAAAAAGTAGAAAAAATATATTATGGGATTCTTTAAACAAATTGACACACTTGATCAGGTACCGCAATTCAACGTTGAAAAGGTAAAAGTTTTTGACGCAAATAATCGCGAAATTCCTAACACTTATTCACTTCAGCGAGGTGATAATAACGAACATTTAGGTATGGTTAAGGAAAACTATCGACCAATCCAAATGGATGAAATGATTGATATCCTTAGCACTGCTTCAAAAAATGTTGGCGATATTAATCATGTTGCTTATGCATTCGCTAGGAAAGGTCGACAAGTCGTCATTCAATCTAAATTGGCTGAAGATATTAACGTTGACGGTGATATCTTGAAGCCATATTTTTACACTGTTATTGATAACAGTGGTAAAGGTTCTAATAAAACTATTCCTTCAACTGAGAGAATTGCTTGTATGAATGCGTTTCATTTAATTAAATCTGATGCTTCAAACCGAAGTTTGCATAACACTAACTTCGATCATAAGGTTGAAGCAATGACTGATAATATTGTCAACTCAGTAAATAGAGCTAGACAGTTTAGCTCAGTTATTGAAAGACTAAAGGGTTTATCGTATACTAGAAAAGATATGGAAAACCTATCTGAAAATCTTATTCCAGTAAAAAAGGATGAGTCTACAAACCGAGTGAATAAAAGAGCAGAGCTTCTGCATCTATTTAGCAGAGGTCTTGGAAACTCAGGCCGCACTAGGTGGGATGCGCTTAATGCTATTACTGAATACGAAACGCACAAAGGTAAAAAGACACCTGAAAAACTTGTGCATGAGCTTACCGTTTCTAACACTCTTTCAAAAAGAGGTTTTGAAATTCTAGCTGCTTAATTATGGAACACGAAACTATTATAGAAGCTATTAGTTTTATATTGAAACTAATCCTAGGTGGCTTAAGTTGTTTAGCTATAGGCACCTTTTTAATGGCAGTATAAAAACATGGCTCGGTGGCGGAATTGGTAGACGCTGTGGATTTAAAATCCATTGATCCTAGATCGTGCGGGTTCGATCCCCGCCCGAGCTACCATTAAAAAAAACATTAATAAAAATTTATGAACGAAATTAATCATTCACCAGAACTAATCGATTATTGCATTGATAATAAGCTAACATTTGCTGAAGGATATGCAGCAATGATTGAACAAAAGCTTTCCAAGCTTGAAGAAGATCTACGCGATTTACGACGGGATATTGAATTTAGTATCGATTAATAAAATGCGCTTGTAGCTCAGTGGTTAGAGCAGGGGTCTCATAAACCCTTGGTCGCTGGTTCGAGTCCAGCCGGGCGCACCATTTAAATGTATAAATAAATTATATGAAAGCGACAGATAAGATCAGCAAAATAATCGAAAATCTTCAAGATTCCATCAAAGAATTAGAAGGGCTGAAAACCGCTATTCCAAAAGCAGAAGAAGTTTCTAGTGCAGAATACAGCAGTGCTGAATCTAGTGCTGAATCCAAACCTACCAAGCAAAGAGGGACATGGCCATGTCCCAAACCTACCCAGGGTTTTTTTTCTCGTGGCTTAACCAAATCATGGCCAAGCTTCAAATATCTCTCAGGGGAGATCGTAGGAAATCTGACGAAAACTCGGACAATGGCGTTAGATGACTTTAACGTCATTCACTCACTTGGTTATAAGTCTGACATGCACATTAAAACTGATACGCTTTTAGGGAGCATATCACGCGAGATGCCAGGCCATAAAGGCTTCATTGGTACAGTAGACGCGTCTAACGGAATTACATATTTCATGCCTGCTTACTCAACTTCTATCGGCAAATTAGAAAGACAAACTGGCAAACTTACTCTCGAAAACAAATTTCCTTCAACACCTCAAGTTAGATCTGGAGCTGAAGGAAAGAACGGTGTCATTTATATGCCATCCTATACTAGAACTCTTAAAATATACACCTACGATACTAAGACTGGAGAGACTACATCATTTACTCCTGAAAAACCTAAACGAAGTGGAATTGGTGGTTGCAACCATATTTGGGGAGCAGCTACAGATAAAAAAGGAGAGATTTACATGCCTCAAGTTCTAGGTTCTAGTGTTGCTAAGATTGATAAGAATGGTGTTTTTAAATACCTTGAAGGTCCTCCTGCTACTTCTGGAGTTTCCGGATGGACCCACAAATATGTCGGAGCAATTTATGTTGAAGCCGTTGATAAAGTATTCTGTTTACCAAGATGTGGTAAAAAAATCTTAATCATTAATTGTGTTGACGACACATACGAAGAAGTTGACCTTCCAGCAGATTATTTGAAGGTGGCAAACAAGAATAAAAACTTTCACGGATTTTTAGGGCCTGATGGTTGGGTTTACAGCGCTTTCTGGGCTGACACCAAATGCTTTAGGATTAATCCGCACACCAATGAAATTCAGTGGAAAGATTACGAATACGAATTTATGGATGGACACCCAACAGTCAAAGCAGGATCAGGAATCATGAGTCTTGGAACCGGATATTCTACAGCAGCACTAGTCAAAAACAAGAGTGTATACCTCGGCTTAGCTGGTACTTCAAGAGCTATTAAGCTCGAGTTCTAAAATGAAAAGCTACAAACAATTTTACAAAATAGCAAGAGATCGAGGTTTTTCGTGTGAACCTGTTGCAAACACACCAGAGTTTAGTCACGCAGAAGAAGCTTTAGTATATTGGAAGTATAACGCAAAAAGAATTCACGACAGCAATTTTTACAACGATCCGACAGTTTTAATTAGACGAGAGGTGCATACTGTTATTGAGAAACAACTTGATTAATGAATAAATTATGGAGAATATGGTGTAAAACTATGGGAGAAAAGGTGAGTGCAGATTCACGAGAAGCCGACATCGCTGCTCTTATTAGAACCTTTTGGTGGTTTGTGCATATTACAACATGCGGTTTTATCATCGCAAATACAATTAGACACTGGTAAATTATGTTTGAAAATTTTCACTTAGACGACTTAGGTCGCATCACATACAGAATTGTCCGAAGATTTGGATATACCGAAGAATGGTGGTTTGAATACGACGAAAAAGGTACTAAAACGTGCACTAAGTATATTAAGGAGCATAAACCTTTTTAGAGGTTAATTGTTCAAATGAACACCAAAATCTGTATTACAGATTAAAAAAAGTGCATTTTTTGTAAAAAAAGTATGTACAGTAGTCATTTTTTATGGTAGAATATTACTAGAATAAAGCAAGAAACTACCATATGACCAAAGAAATTGAAGAGTGGAAAAAACTCAGACAGGAAAAAATTGAAATCGCCCAGAAAGTTTACGCAATCGTAAATTATAATCTTCCTCCAGATGACGATGCTGGAACAATTCAAAATGTGGTAAACCTCGTCGACGACCTTAACGATTACGTAAAACACTTAACTGAAATCGACCCAGTCATCGATCAACGAGTACTTTCTATATAATATGAAAAACACACTAATTATTATTACTGCTATTATCGCAGCTGGTTTTTATTTCGACCGAAAACCAAAAGTCATTGAGACCGTAAAAGAAATTGAGACTATTAGGGAAATGACTCCTCTTCTCGTTAAGCCAAATTTTATTTACGTAAATCATTCTATTGAAATGCGTGTTAGAAAAGAACCTCTGCTTGTTAAACCAAATGTTGTTCCTTTAAAACCTAAACCTAATTACGATTTTCACAATGAAATGTTGAAAGGCGTTAAATTTTTTGAAGGATTCAAAAGTAAATCATACTACTGTTGTGCTGGTGTTAAGACTATTGGTTATGGGTGTACAGACAAAAAAATTGTTAATATTGGAGTGATTACTCAAGATAAAGCTTCTGCTCTTTTATTAAATGAATTACGTTCTGTACGTGAGAAAGTGAAAAAGGAAGTTAAAGTGCCACTAACTGAATATCAGCTGTGTGCTCTTACTTCTTTTACATACAACTTAGGCCTTACTAATCTCAAAGAATTGATTAATAGCCCTAACCGTCTTAACGATGGAAACTATAAAAGTGTAGAAAAAATCATGCCTCTTTATCGTAATGCAGCTGGCAAAATTAAAAAAGGTTTAGTTAAGCGGAGAGCTTGGGAAGTTTCTTTGTGGAATGGTGAGCCGAATTGTTTAATTACACACTAAATTAGAATATGATTATAAAAAAAGGAGATTTTACAGGATATGGTGTGGTTACTATGGTAGCTCACTGGGGATTTATTGCAGTATCTAAAGATGGAAAAGTTACTGTAAAGACTAATCCCGATTGGGATGATTGGTACAAGCAAGGACGTTAAGATATGAAGCAAGTAGTAAAATCTCGATATGGAGACTCTAGAATTTTCTTTTGTGAAGATTCTAAATGGTATGTAGATCTTAAAGAAACTCGCTTTGTAAGATTTATAGGAGAGGGTGATGATATAGATGCAATTGATCCCGATGGAGGTCCTTATATCGCTATAGGGTATAAGCTAAGTGATATAGCTACTTTCCTTCCTGATACAACAATCTCTAAGCTTAATAGAATTAAACCGGGTACGTACCAATTAACTTAATTAAATTATGAAGTTATTATTTTTTACACTTGTTATCTAATTTTTATCATGAACATAGAAAAAACATGGATGGAAGAGGCTCGTCAGATTGCAGCGCAATGCTGGTGCGACGAGGAAACGCAAGATCGTGAAATGGATGTTGTCCTCGCGGAAGCAGTGGCGAAACGGATCGCGGCTTGGATG